CGGTGAAGGGCGTGAAGGGACACATTGATTGTAAGATTGATGGGGAAGTGGTTGATGTCAAGACCGCATCTAAGTTCGCGTTCAACAAGTTCCGCGAGGGGCGGCTACGAGAAGACGATCCTTTTGGATATATGTCACAGCTTGCAGGCTACGAAGAGGCTGAGAAGTCCTCTGAGGGCGGCTTTCTTGTAATCAATAAAGAGAGTGGCGAGTTGTGTTTGTATCGCCCAGAGGAGCTTGACAAGCCTAGTATCAACACTCAGATACAGGATGTGAAGAAAGCCTTGAAGCTGGCTACTCCACCCCCACGCTGTTATGAGTCTGTACCGGAGGGAAAGAAAGGCAACATGAAACTGCACCGTAATTGTACGTATTGTGCGTACAAGTTTGAGTGTTACAGAGACGCAAACAACGGTCAGGGTATTCGGACATTCCAGTATGCGAATGGGCCAACGTATCTTACTCATGTAGAAGCCGCACCAAGGGTGGAGGAAATTCATAATGAATCGACGCCTTTCTAAAAAAATAAATCAAAAATCAATTGATATATTTTTTGAATGGTTGAGTAGTGTAGTATCAGAAGAGCAAGCGGATCAGCTTGTAAGAAAAAACTACAAAGAATATATCCCCGAGAACGCATATTACTATGTACAGGGCTCACATAAAAATTCTTTATTTACTCCCCGCTGGATCAAAAGGAATTTAAAAAGAAAACTCAGGCAAGATCCATCTAAAAGTCTAGACAGTTATTGTATGGCTGATCTAAAATGAAAGGCTTGACTCTAGAAGCTATAATATTTTTTTGCGCCAAGCAATTGGCAGAAGAAGAAACTATAGATGACGATCTTTTACTTGAGTTGTATGCTATACTAAAAATTCACTTTGAAGGAATACCTACAGTACATTGAAACCTAAAATAAAAAAGGGGTACAGGAAGGCCCGTGTCAAAAGGCCTACTGACAAAGCGCCTGTAAGGGGGTATGATTCTAATTGGGAGTATGAGCTTCACTCAGGCATACTCAACGATTGGAGTCTGCACTCTGAAAAGACCGCATATGTTGTTGAACATACCTACCACCCAGACTTCATTCGCGAGATAGATGGCAAGAAGATTTATCTAGAGGCGAAGGGACGCTTCTGGGATCATAACGAATATAACAAATATGTTTGGGTAGCCAAGGCTCTTCCAAAAGATATTGAGTTGGTGTTCTTGTTTGCTGATCCCAATGCACCCATGCCTCAAGCAAAGCGCAGGAAGGATGGCACAAAGCGCAATCACGCTGAGTGGGCCTCTTCAAAAGGGTTCCGTTGGTTTTCTGAAGATAGTATTCCAGCCTCTTGGATAGACGCCTCAAAGAGAGAGAGCTTGAGCGATGATGAATGACAGAAAACGTGAACGGTTAGAAAAGTTTAGTCGCCATAAAAGAAAAAAATATGAAGACCGTGACGATGAAAAGTACAGGCCAATCAAGAAGCGAAACAAATATAAGCTAAACATAAATGACCTAAACGATATTGAAGAGTTAGAATGAGGTCACCATGCACAAAAGTTTGTAAAATAGAAAACGAAGTTTGCATTGGGTGTGGTAGAAATCTAAACGAAATAAGTAACTGGTCTAAATACACAACCGAAGAAAGGAGTAAGATCATTGGACGCCTATCAACAATACATACACAAAAGCCGATACGCCCGTTACCTTCCAAGTGAAGAGCGGAGAGAAACGTGGAAAGAAACGATCACCCGCTATATTAAATACTGGGGCGATAAACTTAATGATGATGAGCGTGTGGAAATATTCCAAGCTATTCATAAGCTAGAGGTCATGCCATCTATGAGAGCTTTGATGACCGCAGGGCCAGCACTAGATCGTGATAATATGGCAGGGTTTAACTGTAGCTATATTGCTATTGACAGCCCTAGATCTTTTGATGAGATGATGTATGTGCTTATGTGTGGCACGGGTGTTGGATACAGTGTTGAAGACCAATACATTTCAAAACTTCCAGAGATCGCAGAGGAATTTCATGCAACAGATACAGTCATACACGTACCAGATTCAAAAGTTGGATGGGCGAAATCGTATCGGGAGTTGGTATCGTTGTTGTATAGTGGTCAAGTACCAGAATGGGATACATCTAGAGTTCGACTTGCGGGTTCCTCGCTTAAAACTTTTGGAGGTAGAGCAAGTGGCCCAGAACCTCTTATCGACCTCTTCAAATTTACAGTTAGACTATTTACGGGAGCGGCTGGACGAAAGCTTACATCCCTTGAATGCCACGATCTTTGCTGTAAGATCGCTCAAATCGTTGTCGTTGGAGGAGTCAGACGATCAGCCCTGATTAGTTTGTCAGACCTTTCTGATGATGCGCTACGTCAAGCGAAGCATGGGGCTTGGTATAATACTGAGTCACAGCGGGGCCTTGCAAATAATAGTGCTTGTTACACCAGCAAGCCGTCCTTTGAACAATTTTTAGATGAGTGGAGAAGTCTTTATGAATCAAAAAGCGGAGAACGTGGAATCTTCAGTAGAGCCGCAAGCCAAAAACAAGCTGAAAGAAACGGTAGGCGTGATAGCGACAGAGATTTCGGAACAAATCCATGCTCTGAAATCATCCTTAGAAAATCACAAGTATGCAACCTTTCAGAAGTTGTCGTCAGACCGGAAGATACGGTTAAATCTCTCAGGAGAAAAGTACGAATTGCGACTATCTTGGGAACTCTCCAAGCCACCCTCACGGACTTCAGATACCTGAGAGGTATTTGGAAAGCTAATACAGAAGACGAATCTTTGTTGGGTGTAAGCCTGACAGGTATTTTAGATAATCCACTACTTACACTTGAGAACGAAGATCTTGATCTACTACTTGAGGATCTGCGTGATCTTTCTATTGCAACTAATAAAGAGTGGGCAGAGCGTTTAGATATTCCACAGTCTGCGGCGATTACTTGCGTCAAGCCTAGTGGTACAGTATCTCAGCTAGTTGATTCTGCCTCTGGCATTCATGGACGATATGCACCTTATTACATTCGTCGTGTTAGGGCTGATATGCGTGACCCTCTTTGTAAGGTCTTAGAAGACGCTGGAGTGCCTTGTGAGATGGATAACTTCTCACCCACTACCAAGGTATTCTCCTTTCCTAAGAAGGCTCCAGAGGGCGCTGTGTTCGCTTCTGAGCAGTCTGGTATGGAACAGCTAGAGTTGTGGGCTAAGTATCAAGAGCATTGGTGTGAGCATAAGCCCAGCATCACTGTATACTATCGGGATTCAGAGTTTCTTGAGATCGGTAATTGGGTTTATAATAAATTTGATTCTATCTCTGGTATCTCTTTCTTGCCGTATGACGAGCATAGTTATGCCCAAGCGCCATACGAACAAATAACTGAAGAAGTATACAATGAGATGGTCAAAGACTTTCCAACAGAGTTTGATTGGAATCTTAATGAGGCTGATGACTTCACTGAAGGAGCGCAAACACTAGCTTGTGTAGGAGGTGCGTGTGAACTATGAACTAATAAATACACTAGAAGATTATTACCAAGCAAAAAGAAACAAACACGCCTTGGCAATAAAAGTAATACTAGATAATCCTAGAGGCTTTCACGATCACGATGCTATTTATGAGGCTGTGGAAGCTCAACTAAAACTCTTGGTCGAGTCTAATGATTATTTAGAAGGGCTTTCATATGTGCGAGAGTACGCAGAAGCGTAATGAGAGACGCAACAATAATAGGGTTTCGGGTATTGATAGACTCAGACGGCTTGTTAGTTACTGAGCAGACTGAACTGCCAGATGAACATATAGCCAAGGTCTTTCGGGAGGAAGAATCTCAAGTATTAATTCGTGCGGCTATTAGAGCCTTTAAAGAAATTACTGGAGATGTACATTCTAAACTGGAGACAGAGATAGACGCTATCAACAGGGTTTGCTAACATCCATTGCGGATGAGATAAGCCCACCTGTATCAGCCCTATGGCGAGCAGTTTTCTTTGCAATCTTTTTAGGTTGCTTTGAAAATTGCTTGCCTTTTTTTGTGTCTTCTCTTTTCTTTGCAGACGTTGCGGCATACTCTGCGGAGGACAAAGATTCTCTAGCACTCTTAGGAAGATAGCGCTCACCTGTAGCCTTTGAGCCTTGTGTAGAAGGCTTACCAGACTTGGTTCCCCAATCTTCATCTGTCCAACTCTTTAGAGATTGTTGAGACTTTTTAAGCGCCATACAAATTCCTCTTATATAATTTAATATAGAACTTGGCTTTACTTGTAGCCGCCGCCTGCTTCTTTGTATTGTTTGGCAAGCATCTGAGCTTTACGTGCAGACCACTGCCCCGGCTTACCGCCTTTGCTACCCGCTTTAATCTTTTCAAATAGACGCTTACGCATCCCCGGCTTTGTGTAGTTTCCTGCTTCATTAACTCTACTCTTCTTTTTCTTTTTAGCTTTACCGCCTTTCTTAAAGGGGTTACGGTCTAAATCAAAAATACTTTGCATTGTCAACGCTCCATATCAAAGACAGACTTGTAAGAAACTTTACCGCCTGTTGCGGCGCTTACTCTGTTTTTCTTTGGGCGCATCTTTTTATTTTGTACGTCACTTAAAGGCTCGCTTTTCTTTCCTCCAAAAGTACGATTAATATCTGGAGCCGCACCCGAAGATGGCTGGCCCCCTAATTTAGTATATAGATCGCCTCCGGGTCCAGAGGGGTTTCCGCTTCCACCTACACCCATAGCATCAAGAGCTTTTGCCCCACGATATACGGTATGAGCTACTCCAAGAGCAGGGTTAATCGATGCAAGTGCTTGACCAATTACTGCATTTGTCGCTACTTCTACTGGTTTAATATCAGCCAGTATGTTTACTCCAGTTTGTTTTTGTTTAGCCATCTTAATCTCCGGGCGGTAACGCCAATAATTTTTCGTTTGAAATTATCCAAGCCTTTGGAATCGCTATCTCTGCATCGCCCTGCACGGCCTTACCATCTTCAAGCAACACATGAGGACATATAATTATAAGGTCATCGTCCTCGTGGATTACCATACCGCAAGAAACTGCAACGGCGGCTGTAATCTGTTTGAGTTCATTGATATCCCTCCAGCCCATGTTTGAGCCTCCAGAGGCATCGTGCCATACAATCTTACTGAGCGTTACCACTTGACTTTATCAGCCCAATAAGCCGCAGACATGTTCCCACGCTTGATGTTCTTTCTGTGACGGGCTTTGAAGCTCTTGCGCTTGGCCTTCATGCGCTTAGATTCACCAGCCTTTGGCTTGCCAGCAGTCTTAGCGCCTTGTTCACCAAAGCGTATAATCTTTTCTTTACCGTCTTTGCAGGCTTTGACAACATGAGACTTTTTAGGATGGTTAGGTGTGCGCTTAGGCTTGTTGCACTTCATCTTCTTCTTGTCGATCTTGCCGCCCTTGGCAACTGCATAGCGTCTTGTAACGCCGCCTTTAGAATATGCAAAGTCTTTACGTTCTCCACGCACCGCGTTCTTAACAAGCACTAGTGGGCCAACCTGAATAGCCTCGTCGCCCCCTATGATTGGATCACCTGTAGCCCTGTCAAAATAGTAAGAGTGCCTATCAGGGTTGAAGCCTACTTGTGTCCACTCAGGATCGTTCAAGGCTTCTTGGGCTAGGCGATAATTTTCTTTGTCTGTTCTGTTTATAAGATTACCTGATATTTTTGCAAATGGCGACTTAGCCCCACCCATCATAACGGCTTCAGCCTTTTGCTCTTCTTTAGCTGAAGGCATAAGATCTACATTTCTGATAGATGCTGTAGCTCTATGAGAAGATTTACCTTTTACATGAATGGTTGGAACCCAAGTGTTATAGTTTGTATATGCTGGAATATCTAGCCTCAAACCAACCCGCGAACCTTCGGGTATGTCTAGATTTATCTTCTGTTTTTTATTTTCAGTTAAAGCAGAAAACATCTCATCATATGTAGCGGGTCTTGGGACTTCTGCATAAGGTCTGAGCGTGTCATCAGGAAGTGGCTCGCCTTTTGATCTTTGTAAAACTTTTCTACCTTCGCTAGGTAACTCAGCATTGTTAATCTTTGCGGCATGATAAGCATCACGCATACCCGGATTACCAGAGAAGAGCTTGTTCTCTACTTCCAAATACATTCCAAGGTTGGGGTCTAAGTCTCTATTGACTTTAAAATTAGGGTCATCAGTAATCATTGCCTTTGTCATTCTGAGCAAATAGTCCTGACCGTCTTTACTGTCCAAGTTGTTTGTAGATATAACCTCATCGACTTGAGAAGTAATGGCTTTTTGTATGTCAGCGTCTTTAAACATATCACCAGTAGCCTTTACAACTTGCTTTGCAATCATACTAGCTAGGCCCATTATTGAACTCTCCCTAACAAGCTACGCTCTTCAACGTCTACAAAAGCTTCGCCAGCTTGCTCATCGTAAGGCAACCCTGTCATTTTATCTATTCGCTGGTCAGGCTCTTCTGGAGCATTAGGAACATCTAAAACTTCACCACCCTTTTTGAACTGTCGCTTCTTATCATCTTCAGGCGTGATAGCACCAGCTAACTCTCTGTCTAGCTTCCCTAAAGCGCGTCTATACTCCGTCATAGTCTCTTCACCTAATACTGGCTTACCAAGACCATAGAACGGAACCTTAGTACCTAGAGTTCTGATTGGAGATCTATAACCAACTGCGCCTGCTACATCACTAACTGTTGGCCCCATAAAGGCCAAAGGTATTCCCATCACGCCTAAGTATTCTGTATTTTTTCTTGCTCTGTAAACTTGGTCAAACAAGATGCCGCTACCGCCCCAACGAACTAGAGACTCAAAGCCTATCTCCATAGGTGTTTTATCCTTAAAGCCTTCGCCCCTTGTCCTCATATAATTAGTGGCTCCTGCAACGGCTGTCATAGCCAAAGCAGTGGGCAATAGTTTTTCAGCGGCAATATCTTTATCACGAATCAACCGCTTTGCACCCCGTTTTAAAATATTGTTTGAAAAGGCAGTAGGGTATCCCATCAATTGAAAAACAAGACTCCCTCCGGGCGTTGTATGCGCTCTGGGCTTTAGACCAGACATTCGCGTAGGCTGAAGAATAATTTGATTTGTGTATCTTGCCGCGCCCCTAGTGATTTGTCGATAAAAAGGATCTTCAATACTTCTACCACCATCAATCCACGCCTTTGCTCCTTTGAGGTCTACACCAAACTCTGCGAGATCATCAAGCTTGCTTTGCATCCTTCTAGTTATCTTTGCATCGCCGTGCTTTACAACATCATCAACAAGATTAGAGATATGCCGCTTACCTGTTTGGAAAGATACGTTCTGTACAAACTTTGTCCACTGATCTAGAAGCGTAACCCTAAAAAATTTATTGCTGGCTTGTTGCATACCAGAACTAGATACCATATCTCCTGCCAAGCGGTCAGCCATAGACTCTAGTTGTTGTTCCATAACAAGGCCAAACTCTTGCATCTCGTGCCAAGCTTCTTCGGGAGTTAAACCAAAATCATCAATCAGCTTTTTATGAGCATCTTCAGTCATTGTCTTCATGCCAGTATTATGAGCATTTAAAAAGTCATCAATGTCGGCCTTGTTCTTTGCACCTGACATCTTCCAAGCGGCTTTGAAACCGTCTATCGTTGCGCCTCCTGCAACACCAAAGTTCAACATAATCTCTGTAAAACTTGATAGGGTTGCAAGAGGTAATAAAGCTAATCGTTGTACAAGCTGAGTAAACTGATTTACATCTCCCGCCGCTTCAGCGCCTTCCCCTGTAATTGTTTTATAAAGATCAGCCAAGCGCCTTGTGTCTCTTCCAGACTCAGCCCAATCACCACCACTACTAACTACTTCTTGACGTATGGGTGTAATCCATTTATCTTCAAACTCTGATAAATTCTTTACACCAAAAACTCTTCGCTTTGCAAGGGCTAAACCGGCCTGAGTCATATAGTTAAAGAAGGTTTGCTGAACATCTGTATTTAAAAACTTTTCAAACTTAGAATCGTCTGTTATCTTATTAAATGTTCTAGTTGTACTAAAAAAGAAACCTCGCGCACCAGAAGCAAGTTGATTATTTTTATCTAGCATTTCAGAGATAATACGCCTTGCATCATCCATGTTGCTTGCTTCACCAGCGTCCATAAGTAACTCAGCAAAATCGTCTCTATTGGCTTCAATCGCAGACCTTCTCCACTGTCGCGGTATATAATTATCTACAACATTGTCAATAAGGCCTTCTCTATGTAGCTGTTCACCAGCAACCCTGTAAATATTTTTAATACTCAGAGCAGATTTGTTTATTGCCTCATCATCAGAAGCCATTCCTCGCATAGCTAAAGATAGTTGATCGTTGATCTGTTCTATGTTTATATCAAACTTTTTAGACGATAGTGGTAATACAGCCCGTATATATTCTCTAAAGAAAGAACCCGTTATGTCTCGCTGGGCCTCTGCAAAGTCCTCTTGAATTGTTTTTTGTCCGGGGGTTACTCCTAGCGCAAACTCAGTACTAACTTTTTCTTGTAAGAGTTTTGCAGTCGGAGATATTTTAGAATAAGGCGTAAGGAAACCAGCGGCCTTTCCAAAAAGATATTGAGAAGTAAACTGAGACAGTCCTTTTTCTATTCTATAAAGAAGATCACTTTTTACCGTCTGCTCATCAGCCCCCCGTGATGCCGCCGCAATAGCTTCATCAACAAGCTTCTCGTAGGTTGCATCGCCACCTCCAAGACTTTCTACAAGGTTTCGTAGTTCTGGTATATCAGCAACCTCGTCGCCTAACTTTATTTGCTGAATATTTTTTATTGAGGCAGATAATATATTTTCAAAATTAATAGCTGATTGACTAACACCAGCCGCCGATTCTAATACACCGTTAATAGCATCTTCTAGGTTTTGAAGTGTTTGACTTCTAACAGCCTCAGACTCAAGCAGTTCTTTTATTTTCTGTGCTGGGTCAGGTTCTCCTAAAGCCTCTTGTATTGCAAGCCTAAAGTTCTTAGGAGCATCTACCCTTGACTGCACTAGATTAACTACACTTTGCCTAAAGTTTTCTCCGGGGTTATCTACAAGCTCTCTCAAAGAGTTTGCAAAGGCCTGTGCTGGTATAGATGCTTTCTCTTCAACTGGTAGAAATTTTGCGCCTACTTTAGCCAAACCATAACCACCAACCGCGCTAAGTCCTGTTGCTAGGGAAAGCTGTACTGGATCATACTGCTCTCGCATATCAGCAGATATTTCCAAGCCCTGCGTGGCTAAGTCTGAAGCCCCTCCGAAAGCGCCTGTATAGGCCGCTACCGCCCCCGGCTTTTGCAGTGTTTGAGGCAGTCTGCTAACCTTTGTAGCCAGCTTGAGGGCTTGTCCAGCAGTTTTGCCTGCGCCTATTCTAGATAGGTATGCGGCTACAGTACCAGCACCACCAGAAGCCGCGCCCCCTAAAATACCAGCACCTACATATGCGGCATTCTCATAGTTAAACAAAGCATCAGCACCATAGTCAGCAATTCTATTTAACTGCTCTTTCATACCAAATACTTCAGCCTCATCAAACTTTGTTCTGAGGTTTGCATAGGCTTGTTTAACCTCATCAGGTGCGTCAGACAACGCAATAGCCTTAGATGCCGCAGAAGATATTCTGAATACATCATCGCGTAGAAACTCTACGGGATCATTGTCCCTTCTAGATGTAGCGGGATCAAGCGCATTCATAAAGCTAGGATTATTAGACAAGTAATCCATAACAACCTCAAAGTTTTTTAGAGTTGCTGGATCGTTTCTAAAATCTGTAACTGTGTATTCAGGCCTTTCCCCCTTTAATCGGGCCTTGCCCAAATCTAAATAGTATTGAGAATAATCCTCTTGGTCTTCTTTAGGCTTTCCAAGAGAACCTGAAATGTATTCATCAATTGTTGGAGTCTTATACATTAAAAATACCTATATTAAATTCCAGAGTATTGGATAAAGGGTCTTGCTCTAGGGCCAGCCAAAAATTCCGCTTGAGCATCTGACGCCTTTTGTTGTGATGTTTTTCTTAACATAGCCTGTATTTCTGCTTGAGCATCTTTATTAGTTCTTAAATATTCAGGGAATGTCATATTTTCAGGAAGTTTTTCAGCCAGTTTTTGATTTTTAAACTGTAACCTAACTGTTGCTTGCGCCCTTGCAAGTTCCAGAGCTTCTAAAACTGGAAGCTTTCCGATTTCAAAGTCGGCAAAATCACTTCCACCTACACCGCCTACGCGACCTACAAAATCAATTGCTTCTTCTACACGAGCAGGACTTGCAGATCCCGGTAAGTCTTGTGCAACATACTCCTGAACACGCCTATTTATCTGTACTCTAAATTCTTCTGGTATGTCATCTACATCCTCATATTCTTCAACTGCCGCCATATAGGTCAAGACAGGATTATCTGTAATGCGTCCTTCTGCTTCGTTCCCTTTTGATAATCTCAGGCTGTTCTCATGTTCTTTTGCATCAATAGCAATAGCCCTAGCAACAATTGATTTAAGACGAGCCTCTGGAATAACAGACGTATCATAACTATTATACATTCCTTGCTCATAAAAACTTAATGTGTTTCCAAGAGTCTTGGTAAAAGCTTTATCAATAGAAGAGTTACCCGTCTTTCTATTTTCTATCATAGTATTTAACGAAGCTGTTGTATCTTGATCAGCCACACTAACAATTTCTTGTATGTATGTAGCCGCCATATCCACACCCATTTTGCGGCCTTTATTTCCTATTGCCGTTTCTGGAGAACCAAGATTCATTGACTCATCTATTTCGCTGTATCCTGCAAAAGAACCGTTAGGCGCTCTAAAAACAAGCCGGGATATAGCCCCAAGACCATCTCCTAAATCTAGGCTTTCTATTTCGCTATTTAATGCGGCCTTTCTTAGCATTTCTTTATTCTTTGGATCGCTTTCCCATTGTGCGACTCTATCAGATACTAAGGCGCTACCTGTTTTAGTATAGTACTTATCAAAATTCTCTTGAAATTCTTTAGAAGTTCTATAAATTTCTGATGATGTAACACTACGATATAATGCCCCGTCTGTATTACGATCATCTTCATCTAAAAAATAAGACGTAAGCTTTCTCATGCCTCGACCCATTACACCCAGATCAACACCAGAAGCATCTCGTAAAGACTTTGCATAGGCTAAACGATCACCGCCTGTAGTTGTAAGGACACTTTGTGCGTAGCCTAACTGCTCATCAAAAGCATTGATGTAGTCTCCTACACTTTCAGCCGCCATTTTCTGTGCGAGCTTGCCAACATCAGCTTGATCATAGTACTTATTATCTTTACTAAGATTAGTATTTAATTTAGCCGTGTATAGCTGAGTAAGTTCATTAAGAAAGTAAGCCTCTTTACCGCCCTCATAGCTTGATGCTAGTTTGCCTCTTTCAGCAACTTTCTGAGCCTTGTCAACAGCAGAACGTACAATAGACCTTTCACCAAGAACACTTTCTTGATTCATAAATCTATTATACTTTTCTTCTTGTCGGCCCTGCATAACATTACCAATTACTTGGCCTGCAAGATTAAAAAGCATACCCGTAGTATCGTTTCTTTCTTGCCGTCTGCGGTTTTGACGAGTCTCTTGTAAAAGCGACTGTGCGTTCTCTAAAGGGTTTTGAGTAAAATCAACCATTATTATCTACCTGTATTATCTGAAAGGTTACCTTCTTGTGGCCCCATGTTCTTAGACAACAAACTGTCAACTGTTTCTTGAGGTATTGCCTCAATCTGTGCTTGCATCCGTTGGTCTAAGCTTGGCATAGCTTTTTTAGTTTGTTCCAGATCTGTCTGTACTTGACGGCCTTTTACTTCTGCAAAGGATGAGCCAAGAGACTCTTCTTCATCTAGGTCATCTTCTAAATCATCTCTAAAGAATGTCGGATCTATATCAGCCCTTTCGCACAGCGCCAAGAAAATATATGTTGTTGGCTCAATCAAAAGGTTCATTAGCTGAAATGTCCACTTACCTTCGTAAAAGCCACCAAACAAAACAGTTTGTACAACTTCCATAAGTGGGAAGCCATCAGCCATTAACTTAATAAACCTAGAATAATTTTCTTCTTCAATAGCATTTTCAAAGATATAGTTCAAAGCCTTATGAAGATTTGTAAACTCTGGAGGTCTATCATGAGGCATAGGACTGTCGGGGTCTGTAGTCAGGCTCATTCCCGCTACAGGAAACCTACGCTCTAAGTTAATGTTTAGAATATCTTCGTTCATTGATTCAACTCCTGATAAGCCATTGAAAGCCCAGCCTGTAAGCTAGGAGCGCCATAATATCCTTCAGCATAAATGTTGTTATAGTTTGAGTTTAAAATATCGTCTTGGATTTGATTGAAGTAGTCCCAACCTGATGCGGGTGTTAGATTAGCAGTTGATAGTCCGGGGGAAGTTTGAATAGGACTCGTTTGCAAAGCACTAAAATCAACAAACTGTAGCATGGGGTTTTGCACATTTTTCATCATGTCTTCTTGCTGTTTCCGCAAATCCCTTGCTTCTACATATTGCTGGGCTATATTAAATGCCCCTGCTGTAGACAATTCAACACCTTGGCTGGCTAATACATCTTTAGCTTTTGCGCCTAGTTGTGCGGCTTTAGACATAGGAGCTACTTCTGTAACAGGAGCGCCCAGAAGACTTTCTGGCGTAGTCTGAGTAATAGCATCTCCGGGTTGTAATTTTATACCGCCACCCTCTACAATTGTACTGCCTGTTGTACCAACGGGACTAGCTAAAGCACCTGTTTGTTCAGGAGCTAGTGCGGCAAAAGCACCTTCTTGCTGTACAGGAGAAGCATCAATTAACATTTCTCCTTCAGAGATAACGGCACTGGGTGGAGACATTTTATCTAGTCCAAATTTATTCATAGAGGAATCAAACGTAGACTTAGAAAACAAATTACCTAAACTGTCGCCTGCATTGCTCCAAGCATTTTGAGTAGCGTCCCACGCACTTGAAAAAGTTTTACTAGTAATATCAATGTTACCGCCTGTAATACCTTTAATAAAATCTCCAGCGCCCGGTATTGTATTGACAGTAGCCCCCACCATATTCCCAATAGTGTCTGTAACAGCAGACGTTACTGACTTGAACGCTGATCCAACACGAGTACCTACCTTAACTGCGGCATTAAGAAAGTGTCCAGCACCTTTAATAGCAGAGCCTAAGAACCCACCGACCTGTGTACCCATCATGCCGGTGGCTAGTCCTCCTAATGCCGGTAGCGCATAAGGCATAATAAGCGCCAAACCTAATTGGCCTACAATGCCAATCTTGCCCATGAACTTACCAACCTTTTTGAAGACACTTTTGACTGCCTTACCGATTTTCTTAAAGACCTTTTTTATGCCTTTAAAAATCTTTTTAAAGAATCCCATAATTAAGGCCCTCCAGCGCCGCCTGAAAATATGCCTGAAGCAAGTTGCAACAAGTTATTAATATTAGTATTTGACTCATTACTAGCGGCTGTTTCATTACCAATTGCCGCAATGTAAAGTTGTGTGTTTAATGCTTTATCATTTTCAAAAGACTGCCTTAAATATGCCGACTCATCTCTAGCCGCTAAAAGGTCTGACTCATAACTCATTGCAGTCAACTGAAACTGTTGTTGAGCATTCAGTTTATTCATTTCATTTTCAGCGGCAGTGTTCATCATGTTTGTTTTACGTTCATATTCAACAGCAGACTGAGAAACAATAAAAGCATTTTGAGCATTAAACTGTTCGCGGTTTGCGGCTATCTGGGCGTTTGCAATTGAAGCCGCAGATGATGCTCTAATACCAGCGGCTTCCACAGCCGCACTAGCGCCTATTCCAGCACTTTGTACTTGAGCATCAGCACCAATCTGAGTAGTTGTTATGCGTGTTTCTGCATCTAAGTCAGCAAGCTTTTGTCTATTAAGTGCATCAGCATTGTACTGCGACATAGCATTTGCTTGTTGAGCATTAAACTGTCTTATTTGTGCCGCCAGACTTTCATTAAATTGATTAATTTGATTTGTACTTTGAGCATTAAATTGTTTTGATGCGTTGTCCATAGACTGATTAGACAACAAAGTTTGTTGCATCATTTGAGCATCAAGTACTGCCGCCTGTTGACGGTTGTTTAAGTTTGTCATGTCCATCTGCAAAAAGGCTTGAGCATTTTGAGAGGCAATTCTTGTTTGGTTATTAGCATTAGTAAGATCTAAAGACGCCATTGCCGCCGCATTTTGCATAGCCGCCTGTTGACGATTATTTAAATCTTGCATAGTCATAGACTGCATAAACTTGCTGTTAGCCATAGCAACCTGTTGTTCTGCACTAAACTGCGCCAGATCCACTTTTGCAACCATTGAAGCATTTTGAACAGCGCGTTGCTGATCTACACTTAATTGAGCAAGATTCATTTGACTTGCAATCTGAGCCTGAAGCATATTAGTTTTCATACGAGAATCAAGATTTGCAAGTCTTGTTTGTTGTTCAGCCGTCAGATTTTCTGAGCTTGCTTGATTCAAAGCAGTCAGATTTGCAAGTTCCATTTGCTGTTCGTTACTAAGGTTTGCCAACTCCATCTGTTGCTTGAAGCCTGCATTCTTAGCAAGAAAGTCTGCGGCAGTTTGCATCTCAACAAGCCGTGACTGATTCTCAGCAGACATATTCGCCGCATTAGTTTGGAACTCAAACTGAAGATTAGCTAATTCAGTCTGCTGTTCGTTACCCAAGTTTTGAGCATTGATGGCCTGTTGGTTCTGAACATTTTGTATTGCTGATTGCTGACGATTCTGAAGGTTCGCCATTCTAGTCTGCTGTGCTTGAGCCGCAGTAGCAATCATTGCGTCCTGTGCAAACTGACTCTGAAGCACTGACATTTGCTGTGCCATCTGAGCCGTCTGAGAGGCCGCTGTCTGACGATTAGCGGTGTTTTGTAGCCTCCGCTGTGCGTCTAAGTTAGCTTGCTGTACATTGGCTTGTTGCTCGTTTGAGAGGTTCTGAGCAGACCTTTGCTGTAGTGCTTGTGCATTAGACTGAGCAATAGGCATAGCACTTTGAATAATAGAATTTAAAAGTGCATCACGGCCTACGGTAGAAGCCGTCAAGCCTCTTTGCTCTAGCATTCTATTTACTTGTTCTACTGCTGGTCTAGCCCATACAGGAACTTCACCATCTTCAATGCCTCCAAGCAGTGTCTCCATCTGTGAAGATACAAGAGCCTCTGTCGGTAAAGCCGCTACAGCCGCTTGTATTTCTATAGGTTCGTCATCTATTTGAGCTTCAACAGTTTGAGGATCTTCAACGATGGTTGCGCTAATTTCTGGAGGAAGCTCTCCAACTTCTGCAACCATGTCTGCCGCCGCACCTTTAGCCGCTGTGCCTTTTACTGCACGAACCTGTGCGGCCTCATAATTTAAAGTTTCTAAAATCTGAGCGGCTTCTGCATCTTCAGCGGCTTTTCCAATAATTGCTCTACGTTGAGCAACTTCTGCTTCTTTGGTAGGTGCAACCTCTGTAGTCTTGCCCGTGACTTTATCAACATAAGCACCGTCAGAAATTTCGTACTGTGCGGCTTCTGCTAGTGCCGCTTGCTCTTGTGCGGCATCTCTTCCTGCCGCTACAGCCCTTTCAGTTAAAGTCTGTGGTTGAAACTGAGCAATAGCGCCTTCGCTGAGTGTGCCTTGCTGTGCTTCGACAGTTGGTACATTTGCCTCATCAATAAGTGTTGCCTCATACGTATCGACTTCTACAGTATTAGGCGCATCTACGTCTGTAAGTCCAGCTTGAGCAACACCTGACTCTGTAAGTGTTGGGTCTACGCTAGGCGGTGTTGGTTCAACAGGTATTGTTACTTCTGTTGGAGGAGGCGGCATCACAGTGCTTGTTTCTGGCGATGCTGGCCTTGGCCCCCCCGTTGTGGGTATTCGAGCGCCCTGTTGCATTCCGGGAGGAGGCGGCATCACAGCGCTTGTTTCTGGTGGCCTTGGCCTTGGCCTTGGCCCTGCTGTTGTAGGTAATAGAGCGCCTTGTTGCATTCCGGGTGGGGGAGGCATAGACGCATCTTTTTTACTTTGTTCGACCTGTAATTTTTTCATATCTGCGAGTGCTTGAGGGCTCATCATCCTACCGCCTGTTTGAGCCGCATAACGAATACCGCCACGCCTAGCACCATCACGACCTTCTTCGTCTTTATCTTTATCTTCTTTTGTTTCAATAAAAACTTTAGATTCGTCTAGGATCGCTTCTTCTGGAATAGGCTGACTTGGAATTGTTTCATATTTAATTGGTTCAGTTTTTTCAATAACTGGCACGGGTATATCAGAAGGCTTGGTTGCAAAACCCTTTGCAGGATCATAGCCAATAGAGCCTCTTTTATCAGAAGTAAATTTGGCGGGGTCAAATCCAGCTTGTCCTGCTCGTATAGTCATTCCAGCATCTCTTAAATCTGCAAACTCTTCACCGGAAACAACGCCATCTTGATTTATATCAAAACCTTTATCTAAAGACGCTTGTTGATTCGCTATAGCTTCATCTTTAGTCATACCTTGTCTATCTATTAATTGCTGAATACGTTCTTCTTGTGTTAAAGTAGCATAGTCAGTAGGATCAAAGCCTGAAAGATTTGGCGTATAGTCACCCCTATTCCCAGTGATTGGTGTAATACCACTACCACTACCACCGACATTTCGACCAATAGTATCCAACCACTGCTGGTAAGTACCTTTGTTTCCTACTTCAAGCCAGCCTTGGTAAGCGGCTCTCATCATACCGTCTCCCCCCGGCATTCCACCAAGAGGAAAACCTTCGCGCCTTGGCTTTCGGGTTTTATAAACCTTTCTACGATTCTTTCTTTTTGTTCGCGCCATTTATATATTCCTCAGTACGACCAGATTGCAGGAGATGGAAAAACTTCTTCTGCCATATCTAAGTGTATAAATCGTCCTTTTCCTTTTTGATTAACACCTATTCTTTTTACACCATGCTTCATGGCGACCTCAAGAACCTTTAAAGCTTTATCTCCGCTTACAGCTATATCAACTGCACACCCTGTTGTATGTGCGCCTACGCGACTTTTAGAAGCCTCTATAGGGTGTTCAACACATCTGTAACCAGAGCTAATAACAAAAGGAAAATTACATTCTTCTCTAATGTTATTTAAAACCTTTAAAAATTCGTCATCAAACTTATAAGTACCACAGTGTTGACAACTCAACTCTTCTTTTGTAAAGTAACTCATTCTAGTCTCTAGCGACTTTTTTAGTTTTCTCTACAGTTCTCATAGCTCCTAAGCCCAACATACCTAAAAGTACTGGCATCATTTCAGAGATATCTAAATTAGGCATGACAACATCTATACCAGCCAAAGCACAACCAAAGTTACCGATAGGCACGATAATAAAATTAAACCCCATACCGGCAACACAAATCCAACCTGTCGCTGGACGCCATCCAGACACAAAGATACTAGAGTGTTTAGCTTCTTCACGATTAATTGATATTTGTTCTTTAGCCAATTCATGGGCGTGTCTTGTAGCCATTGTAGAAATTTCATGAGCCAACCTCGCTTTTTCATCCGCATCAGGAATGAACTTGTCTAAAAGGCCCGTAATCGGGCCTACTAGCATTTCTAACATTTTACTCAGCCTTCCCAGCGAGCATCGTTTTCGTCGTAAACACCATCACTATTGGTGTCACAGAACCTTTGCCACGCCTGCATATTAAACGTGTAACCTTCGTGCCACGGCACATAGGCTTCGCACCATGCGTGTGACCCTACCGTCATATCGTCAGTTCCGTCTTCATCTGGAACATAATCACGCGTTGACCAAGGCTTTTGAGCATAGAATAAAGTATTTTTGTTATTCATTAATTTACGCGTAAACAAAGTACTAGCTTCACTAGCGATGTAAATCTCTTGACCATCTTCTAGAGTATATGTAGAACCATCATCATAGTTGATAACAGTTTCTGCATACGCAGAGCCTACAAAGAAAGCTAAAAACATAAGAAAGTATTTCATAAAATTTTCTCCTATTTAAACATATAAACAACCACAGAGGCTGTTGCTGTAATAATAACCCAAAACAAGCGTTCAATACTACTACTTGTTTTAGAATTTAAAAGGACACTGTTACTTAAATCTTTTAAATCATCTTCTTGATCGTCCAACCTTTTTTCGTGTCTATCAAGTCTTTTAAATACAGACAACATACGCTCTTCAATACGTGCTAAATCAGAGACTGTATCAGATAATTTATCTAACTTTTCTTCTATGCGCTCAAGGCGCGAATCTGGAATCATTACAGCCACCACCACCTATCTCCCAAAAGCTTGAATAAAACTAACGGTTCCCATAAGGATACCGCCAGCTACCATCAACCCTACAATAATGGCTGATACATCTAACATTCTTCTTTGTCTACGTCTTTGTTTATAAATCATACGTTCTCTTTTAGCTCGTATGTCTCGACGCATTTGCATCATTTCTTTGTAAGTTTCTTTACCATAAGCCCAAGTAATTAATTCTCTTACTTGCTTTTCTTGTTCTTCTATTTTCTTTTTAGCAATAACAGCATTAAGTGCTTGTTCCTCTACTGAACCACCATCAAACATCTTTTTAAATAATGGTGGGTTTTCTGCTTCTTTTTCAGCTTCTTTTATGTCAGAAACTAAGCCGTACCAGTGACCTAGCTTTTGTGCTACGTGTTCAATTTCAGCGCCTTTAGATACAAGAACCTGTACGCCCTTGAACGTAGTAGACGCCATTGCTACCAAAGATATGGGGTCCATATTTTACTCTGGCTTTGTAGGCCATGTAATATTTCCGGGGAAACCTTCTTGCTGTGGTACGTCTCGTAGAGCCTGTCTGTAAGTCGCCATATCTGCTGACATGGTTACATCAGACAACCCGTAGTGGTCTGTAGCCTTTAACAGTTCGTCCCGTGTAGAGCGTTCTGTGGCGGCTAAAGAAGCATTGTCAGCCGCAGTCTTAGCGTCCTTCTGAGCCTGCACAGTGACAGTGTTGCCTTCATCGTCTGTGTACTCAGTAAACATCTCACGCTCTGTCCAAGCCTGCACCCAATTGCCGTTGGCGTCTTGTTCTACGCCATTGCGTACAACTATTTTAAAGTCGGCAGACGGGGCCGGTGCTGGTGATATCAATATAGGATCAATACCAAGTGTTTCGTTTACGTTGTCATTCCAGACTTTTGGTAATGACACATTTGAGTTGTCGCTTCGGATTTGGCCTTGAGTTTTGACCTCCCCCGTTGATCTGATGCGATATTCGGACATAGTTGATTCCCCTATGCTATTGCGTAGAAAAAGTACGTACCACCAGATTTGTTCATTGAACCATCACTGTTATCTGTTGGCGCTGATGATGTAATAGTAAAACCGCTAGAAAGCGGGTCTATATAGTCTGTGTTTGTAACTTGTGCCGCTGTTGTGTTAAAAAACAGATATGGGTCGTTTCCTGCGACAATTCCACGCACAGAATCCCATACGATCCAGTAACCAGCAACATCTACACGTTTAATCATTACAAACCTAGCGCCAGCACTAAACCCACAGTCAATATCTTGAGCCGACCCTGTTCCTGTATAAGTTCCTAGCTTTGAAATGCCAGCTACTGATGCAAATAAATAAGCCATATAGTTGTAGCCCGAACCGCCGATTTCATTATTTTGACCAATCCTAAACTGAGTAGCTGTTGGAAGGCTTGGAAAAAATTGATTCGCATCATTTGTTATGTACTCGTTACCTTCATCAAGATGTAAGCGAGATGAAGTTCCTCCTGCTGTGGTAAAGACATTCCAGTATTCAGCGATATCCCTACCTTTACAAATAATCATCTCAGGAACCACGCCTAAGTTATGATTATGCCAAACAGAACCTCCTGTACCCGTATAAGCCACAACATCAAAAAACCCCGGTGCGCGTTTCCACATCCATGAAAAATGATTAGTGTTACTACTCCACCCACTCGCCCATCCTTCATTGTTGTCAAATACAGAAGAGGCATCGCTCACTTTTGAAGCCTTGCCAGACGTAAGCATATACTCTGGCCCACTTAAACGAGCGGCCAGATACGGCCCGTCAGATACATTCACAAACCTCCGTATCGCCATATCGACAGGGAAACCGGATTCAAAGGCATCATCGCCAGCAGTGTCAGGATTGTTGACCTTAAACAAATCAGTAGCCGCAAGCTCTGATGCTGGCTTGTGGGGTCTGCGGATGGCTACGTAGATGTAGGTGGAACCGTTGGCATTAACAGTGGCATTGTCATCTCTTAATGAAAAGCCGTTTGGAAGAATATCTATATAGTTTTCACTACTTACTTCTACTCCATTATCGTTTGCTAAGACATAGGCATCTCCTCCCGGCTCAGAAACAATTCCGCGCATAACATCAAAAACGTACCACTGGTTATTTGAGGTGGTGTTTTTTATTAATACCCACTGAGGCTCAAAACCTACATCTATATCATTTGATGTTGTGCTTCCGTTACCTGTGTAACTATCACACTTAATAATGGCCTCGTCAGAGTCTTCGCCAAAGTCTTGTTCGTCGTGGGCGAATAGGTAGGCTACGTATGTGTCGCCATTGTTATTCATCCTGCTGTTGTCGCCAACTGTAAATTGTGTTGACGTAGGTGCTGTGTTGTTCCAAATGGCTGAACCAGCACCATAGGCGTCTGTGTCATTAAGCGGGGCGTACTTTGTAGCTCCCATACTTCTATGATAAGTAGTAAAATCACTAGTTGAGTTTAGTTTTTTTACAATCATAAAACCCGGAACACTGCCTAGATTATGGTTTACAGTGCGACCAGCATTTCCATCACCCGTATACGTTACAACATCAAAAAACCCTTCTTGCTTACGGAATGTCCAAGAAAGATAGTCTTCGTTATTCGTATTAACTATATTATAAGAGCCCGTGCCTGATTTATCATCGATTAAAAAACCATCAAAGTCAAACCTTACCACCCCGTCTTGATAATTTGCGTTAGCTCCAGTTGTATTTGTTATGAGTGCGGGCTTCGCAAAACTAGCGGCGTTAATTGATGCTCTTTCAGAGTCATAAAGACGCCAATAGTCATCCTTAGTCCTAGCTTTGATCCAAACCATCCCGCCTTTGCCACTATCTGCAACGTACTCAGTACCAGATTGCACGATTGTAGGTGAGCCAACAGCAGAAAAATCTCCAAGCGATCCTACATTTTTGCCTACTGCATAAGCATCGGTCATTGGCAAATACAGTGGCGGGCTAAGGGCTGTCAGGGTGGAAACAGAGGTAGAGCCGCCATTAGCGTCAATAAAGTTGCGGCGGTTAGATTCTACTGAAAAGTCACGGTAGGTGTAATCAAGGTAGATATGGGCGAATCGGCCATCAAACTTTGCGCTCGCACTGCTTATTGTAGCCGTACCCCCCACATCAAACCCAATATTTGTATCGGAGTAGTTGGGGTAAGTACCACTGTCAGAAACGTCATTTATATAAACGTGACGGTTTGACGAATTACTTAAATCCATACTAACTAAAACATGGTTCCATGAATCTTTAACAAGCGCCGCACTTGTTTGATAACCTAAAATTGTTGAATAACTATTGCTATAACCTGAAATTGTTAGCACGTTACCGGAGGGCTGATTGCAACTGACAAAAAAAGTTGGATATTGAAATATTGTTTGAGACTCATTTCCAGACCAGAAAAACCAAGCACTGAATGTAAATGTTTTTGAGCCAGACCCAAAAGCATCATCGTCAAAAGATTTAGTCAGATAATCATTCGTCCCATCAAACTCTGTGCTTGTTCCTACGCCAAAATTACCAAGATTTATACCGTTTGGAATGCCCCTACCAGAGGCATTGCCTGTGTACAAAAACGTAGAAAACACATCCTCAACGTAAACGGGGTCATCGCCCGCATTGCCCGCCGCCGCTAAAAGTAACTTGTTAGCCGCATTACTCATTAGCCTAACGCCTGTCCAGCGGTAAATCCGTAATAAGTCGTTCCACCGTCAATCGTGAAGAACACAAACACATCAACACCGTTGTTGGTTGCCGTTAGCGTTGGCGCTGTAGCCGCCGCCCAATCAACGCTTCCCGGCCAAGTAATTGTCCTTGCGGAACTGTCTTGAATTACCTTTAGCACAAAAGCTGACGCCCTACCAGACGCGGCAGGGTTGCTAAACGTGTAAGTCACATTTTCTGTAAGATCATGCTCAAACACATTGCCATCGCGGAGGTTAATTGTTGCCGCGTTAGAGCTAGACGTAATTGTCGTAGACTCGTCAATCGTCCCGTTGTCAAACGTCACTACGCCGTTGGCATCTGCTGTTACCGCCTTAGATGCCGCTGTTAATCCAAGCGTAGCAATATCTAAGTAGTTAATCTCTGCTGTAGTGGCTGTAACACCATCCAAAATATTTAGTTCTGCGGCAGTACTGGTAACGCCATCAAGAATATTTAACTCTGCGGCAGTTGATGTAACCCCATCAAGGATATTTAACTCTGCCGCAGTACTGGTAACACCGTCTAAAATATTAAGTTCGGCTGTAGTACTAGTAATACCATCAAGAACATTTAGCTCAGTAGCTGTTGCACTAATAGCTACATCTTCGTTGAGTTTAGGAGATGTAAGTCTTTTATTAGTTAGTGTGTCTGTTGTTGCACGACCTACTAAAGTATCAGTAGCCGCTGGAAGTGTTAAAGTTACATTTCCACTGTAATCAGCGTGTGCGGCTGATTGAAGCTGAGTGTAATGGGCGTTACTAGACTCACAATAAAACTTAATGTTTGATACAGAGCCAGAATTTTTAAGAACAATTTCACCAGACTGAATATCTACATTACCATCAAGCCTTACAAGACCTGTACCGTTAGGGGTAATGGTTATATTACCGTTTGATACACTAACAATATCTTGACCATTTACATCAAGACTACCGCCTAGCTGTGGTGTAGTATCTTCAACAACATTTGAAATTTCTGAACCAGACAAAATGCCTGCTGTTAATGTGGCCCTAGTAACTTTCTTTAGCCCACCACCAGAAGTATCTACAGCCAAGAGAACATCATCATTTGCAATTGTAGATATTTCTGAAAGATCTCCTACGGCTGTAGGATTAAAGTTTGTTCCATCAGCAATAAGAAGATGACCAGAAGTATTTGTAGCCATTACAAGATCATCACCGCTAATAGTAAGATCGCCTGTAATAGTTAGGTTACCACTGATTGTATCAATTGCAGACTCAAAATATGTTTCAAAGTCTGTAAGAGCTACCTGTTTCATTGTGCCGTTGTCATTTACAATAACACGATCAGCATCAGCAAGCGTTGTAGCTGTAGCGGCTGTGTCGCCGTCTATTATGTTTAATTCAGTTGCTGTGGCTGTTACACCATCAAGAATATTAAGTTCTGCGGCAGTCGATGTAATAGCAGTTCCGTTAAAATTAATTGCGTCTACATAAGCCGTACCATCTATGTACAAATCTTTAAACTCAAGAGAGGCTGTTCCTAAATCAATATCATCATCTGTTACAGGAACTACTGCACCATCTTGAACACGAATTTGTTCTACTGCACTGCTAGAAACCTCTACAAAAAAACCTATGCGGTTATTTGAACCATCGACTGTAATTTTATTTAAAAAATCTAAATCACCAATGGTGGGGACATTGCCGCCTTCTCCAGCAGTGCCATCATGTCTATGGCCTGTGGAAGATGCAGATGAACTAGAGTATGCAAAAGCATTGAGAAGCTGATTATATTCGTTATTAAACAACGCGGCAGTAATTGTATCGCCATCTGAAAATGTACTTTGTCGTGTATAACTTTGGGCCATTATTATCTCCTACCTGATGGCATATAATCTATATAAAAACCATTTACACCATACGGGCTACTTGTATCGTTTGATCGTAGGCGTATACTGAATGTGTTGCCACTGCCTGTAACTGTTTGTCGGAACATAGGATCAGATCCCGCCCCAAATGAAGCCACGCCAAAAACAGCATCACCAAATGTCCCCGGAAGAGGTATAGTTGATAGTGTTATATCTGAAGGCTGTGGTATGTCTAAATCTTTGTAATCATACCGCAACCTTAAAACTGGCTGTAATGTCCCTTCAGGTGAAAACGATGTGCGAATATATTTTAAAGTTTTACGTGTTCCTATATCTCCACAATCAATGTCAGGTGTTTCATAAGTCGCTAAGATATTAGCTTCACTACCGTCATGTATAAATGAGTCGCCTGTATCATGATTATAAACGTATCCATCTTTGTCACCATGAAAAGCAACTTCTACTACATCTTTATTAAAGTCTGATGTGATGCCTAATGCTTGTATCCCTAAAGTTTCTGACCACTCAAACCCCTGACCTGTAAATGTTCCTATAACGCCTTTCGCTACTCCGGGTTCTTGAGAGGTCGTAGAATAAAATAAACGATATTGAGATTTAGATCGAAGCACAGCACTTGTAATAACAAACTGTCCTGCGCGTGATGCTAAAGAACTTATAATATCTTGTATCTGTCGAGATACAGAACTTAACTCAACGTCACCAATACGGGCTGTACCAGCAATAGTGCGGATACCGTCTGGTGCTAAAAAGACTAGATCACCTCCTACCTCTTGAATAGAGTAATGCGATAAACAACCTACATTTTCTGTAATTGGATCTATGCGAATATTTGAGCTATCATTAATGTTGATAAGTTTTTGAATACTATTTTTAGAAAAAACAATTAAGTTTTCACGGAAGCTCTTGACGCCCTGTACTTGATCTGTTATAGCTACAGAACCAGAACCACTACCACTAAAGTCATCAATGTCATTATAGACACTATAAAACACAGTGTTTAAATTATCTTCTACTCCAGCGGCAATTAAGTGATGATCGTGAACCGTTACATACTTTACGCCTTTAGTTCCTGTAACAGTAATTTCAGACGCAAAGAAAGTTCTTGAACTAACTGCACCGCCTGTGCCTTCCATTCTAAATAAAAATGGTTTATTGCTTCCGTCAGCGATTACTATCTCGCCATAATCAAAGTCAGCGCCTTCAAACAAAGCAAATGTGCATTGACCTTGAGTAGAGCGTGTAAGAACTGAGCGGCCTGTAAATGTTGTGTGGTTGTCGCCACTACCTGAAACACTATCCCTGTTTATTTGTAACCAGCTTGTGCCGTTGTTACTAAAAAATATATCAGTGCCAGAGCAAACAATAACGCCATCACCATATGCCGCCATACCTAAAATAGGATTAGAGCTATTAGGTTGTGCAGAAGAACCACCACCGTAGGCTGTAAAGCCATTTACACGGCGATAGCCACCATCAGGATCAACCTCAAAGTTTTCTAGTACTTTGGCAAAACCCGGTTGACCTAATACCTCAATAGAGTTTAAGTTTGTGTTAAGTCCACCTTTACATGAAAACCCAAAAGCCTGAGACATTAGACAAGCCTCATGCGATCATCTTTGATGTACTTAGGTGCTGGGAACATTAGAGCATTCTTCATAAGTCGTAAGCCTCTACGATATTCTTCTAAGGCTAGTGCGGCTGGCTGAATATTTTCTTTAAACTGATGCACATAATACCTAGCTCGTGCAAGTAAAACAGTTTTGTAAATATCAGGGAATACAATTGTATCGCCATGCGCTGATAGTTGTGTAGGCTGATTAAAAGCAAAAAAATGAACTTTATATACTTTGTCAGGTATAGGACTTAATCCAAAATTACGCCCATCGCTACTACGAAAAACTCTGCGAGGTTCACCACCATCAGCATCGCCAGCATCGTCTTGATTTTCTTTAGCACGATGATAGTCTTTCCATTCTTCTAAGGTTATAAACTTTAGGTTTTGACTGACGTAGGGGGCTGTTTCGCCTGATACGCCTACTGTAGTCATATAAAAGTCATCCCAATCTACATAACCGTAATCATCCACCAAAGACGAACTAGCGGCTTTGATTTCGTACCAGCGTTGATTAGCAACAGTTTCTACAGTTACATTACCGTACAGCGGGTCTGTTGAGCCGCTTTCACCTACAGAAAGAAAAGGCCACTGAGGTTCTTCAAGAACAATGTCAAGGTATGCTCTGTTGACACAATCTTGAGCGTGTGCTTGAAGACCAATAGCAGAAGAAAAATTACTAGAGGTTAATACAACCTCGTTCATTTCTCTTAGTAATTCATTTGTAAGCTGTAGGTATGTAGTCGCCATTATTTTTTATGAACCTTTTGTATTTCAAAATTAGCGTTTAGCGTTGCGCCTTTGTGGGGCTTAAACTTACCTGTATGCTTCATAAGTTTATAGCCACCCTTAGACTGTTTCATCCAGTGATACCCTTTAGGCGCGGCGACTTTCATCAGGGTTCTCCTGTTCGTTTCTGAGCTTTGGGTACTTTTGATCTCCTTGCTTTAAATAAGGAAACTGATTCTCTGTCATCTCAGCACACATACGCTCTTTTTCTTGGATAGACTTGTATTCGCGTTTTTCAACTTGAGTAGTCATTAGTTTGCTCCAGCTTTAGGCATAGCATCTGCTACAGTGCTTCCGTATACAGGCTGAACGCTACCGCCTTTTGCATACATTTGACCGCCGCCCATTTTTTTCTTACGCCCATACATATTGCCGCTGTGTCCAGCTTTAGCTTGACCACCATGATCATACATTTTCTTGTCTTTCATGTAGTCTTCTCCTTCTTTCTAAAAATACGATCATAGTTATCTTCGTATTTTTTACGGTTTTCATACTTAAGGTACTGACCGCTTACCTTAGTTGTTCTTTTAGGACTCATTCTAATTGGCTGTTGTTCACTTCCAATCTGTGGCATTACTTATCTCCAGAAAATAAAAGGGGGAGTATTTCATCCCCCTATTAGTTTTAGTCGATGCCGTAGAAGGCAGAGACAATTGACTCGCCACGCAGAACCTTAGCACCATAAACGTGCAGGCCGCGAACGATATCACCAAAGCTAGACGGATCACGAATCACTTCTGTATTCACAATAGTCTGTGCAGTACAGGTGGATGAGATGTGTCCAGCAAGACACTTACCAGCCGCGTTAGAGGTCGATGCAATGTTGTTGGTCTTGTACATATCAAAACCACGCAACTTACCAGAGCTTACCAAACCATTACGGATGGAGCCTTGGCCTGCATTGAAATCAACGCTCAAGAGCTTAGAGCTACTTTGTACAAGTTGCTCATAGAACTCAGGATTAGCAAGGAACCAACGACCCTCTTCAGGTACGTTCTGCTCATCAAGCAGACGCGCCATGTGTGAAAGTACGTCGATAGGATCATGCTCACCAGAAGAGTAGCCAATGTCGAGGTTACCAGTACCGTCGAAAGTACCAGCCGCCAAGTCAGTAGCGTTATCAGAACCAAGGATATGGTTCGGAGAAGACGCAGGAACGCCAGCAAACATAGTGGCAATTACACCCTCATCAAAAGCATCACGCAATGCGTAAGCGGCTGAAGAAGATGCAACTTCCTTAAAGTTGACATGAGACATAGAAGTTTCGATATCGTCAACGATGAACTTGAATGCGTTCGCCGTATCGACAACGAGGTTGACTTCCTGATCGGTCAACTTAGTTTGAGTTACGTCCTGACCACGCTCATATTGGTAAACGGTGATTACCGGCTCTTTGATGATACGTACTGTATCGCCGTAAGCAGTAATTTCACCAGCATAGTCGGTGTTAGTGATTGCTTCCGCTACTGAAGACTTCCGAAAGAAGTTGAGTACCTTCTTGGAATAGACAGCAGGAAGGAAGTACGAGTTAGTCTGACCCGCTACAGAGTTGCCAAAGTTCGCATCTGTATCTGTAGACGGCTCAAAGTACTGATCTGATTGGTTATAAGCCATGTTAAAAATCTCCTAAAAAGACAAGTGTTATCTTGCTACCCGTCCTTCTTCGATGGCACGATCAATTTCTGATTCGTAACGATCATACTCATCCATAGACAGGGAAGCAATTTCCCGTTGTGTCCAAATTTTGGCTTCGCGTGGTTCAACGCCGGTAGTCTTTGTTGATACCATATCAGCCGCATTGGACTTTGAAAGTTGTGACGGACGAGAAGATTTTTTAATAGCAATATTATTTTCCATCTTATAAAGATCTATTGCACGACTAGCTAATCCAACATTATCTGGGTTTTTGTAGATCCAACGCTGAATTTCTTCAGGCTGAGTCTTAGCCCATTCGTGAAAACTGTCATCACCCCTGATATCTTCAAAGTCAGGGTGTCTCTCTCTGAGAGCCGTTTCAGCATCACGCTTTGACATTTCTGCCTCACGCATTTCAATTACTGATAGCTTTTGTTGAAGAGCGTTCATCTGCTCTTCGCTTCTCATATGAGCAACTGTTTCGACAGTATCATATAGATCTGGATACTCTGATTTAAAGCGTTCAAGATCTTCAGCACTTTTTGGCGGTTGATACTGCGGTTGAGCAGATCGTGCCATAGCCTCTAGTTCTTGTTCGCGTTGCTTAAACTCAGAGATCTTAGTATCGTAATGTTTTTTTAGATCGTCATACCTTTTTTTATAATTGGTACGAGGACGCTTTTCATCTTGAGGGGTTCCGGTATTTTCGGAAGTAGCCTCTTGTTCCTCAAAAAATAATGAATCTGCACTGCTAGTAGTTTCAGCATCATCTTCATGCCAAGACTTTTTTGCGTTGTACGGATTCGCTTGCTCTTCTTCACTCATGTCACTTCTCCTTTCTGGGGCTTGTTGTCTCTTCAAGGTGGCTGTGTTATTGCGCTTCTAACACAGGGTCTTGATACTACAAGGTGGCCTCAAGGTTATAAAATAATAAGGGGCTAGAGTTCTAGGTAGCCTTATTGGTTCATTAAGCTAGGCATCCGGTTTGAATATGCCATTTGACGTTGAAGAGTATCTTCATCATCTTTTTCCATGTCATATCTTTCCATGCCTTCTACGGGCATTCCACCTTCTGCTTTAGCCATAAGACCGCCATCATAAGCACGTTCAGCATCATCCATCATTGTTTGGAGATTGTCTGCGCCTATTTGGTCAGTCGCTTTTTCGGTGATGACAAACTCACCGTCCGATAGCCTCGCGGGTATCGAATCTGATATGCCAGTACCGGGGCCTTCAACTTCCCCAGAACCAGCAAATTCTGTTGCATTAAGAATAATCTTATCTAAGATCCCTTCTAGTCTTGGATCTTCGTCTAGAACCTTAAATAAATATTCTTGCTCTTCGGGTTCTAATACTTCTTCAGCTACATAATCTACGTACTCTTCTTCCATCTCATCGTCTGGAAGCATATCTTCAGCCTGTTGCATTTCTTCTTCTGGGCTGATGTTATCGTATGTATCTACTGGAGGCTCTTCAATAGGCATTTCCATTTCGGGTGGAACCATCATAGAACCTTCAGCAAAAGCTCCACGCCCTTTTAACACATCTGCATAAGAAACTTTGCCGTCTTTGTTTAGGTCTGGAAAACCTCCATCAGCTTTTTGTTCACGCATAGCGTCTATTGCTTGATAGCCTTGTCGCAATACAGGCTCATCATATTGGCCTTTAATATACATTTGAAAACGATCATCTATTTTTTGCCGCTCTTCAGGCGTCTTTGCGTTATCCAATGCTTTTTGATTAGTCATAAAATCTTTTATGAAATTTTCTATTTCAGTTTTATTTCTATTATCATTGGGCATCGTCATTATCCTTTCGTCTTTGATTTACTTGTTCTTTTAATGTAAGGAGGTTAGCCAGAGAACTCGCTCTCCCCTGCCTGCGGAACAGCTCCGGTTCCGATGTTTCCATCGCCAGTGCCTGTAACTCCAACATCCGTAGGTTCTGAAGGTGTTCCTTCAAGGGTTCCCATAACGTCTGGTTGTTCACTAATGGGGCCAGACTGTTCGCCAGTTGCTTGTCCAACATTATTTTGCATTCCTATAATCTGTGCGGCTATTGCCGCTTCTTCGGGATCGTTGAGGATTTCGTCAGGATCAAGATCCAAACTATACGCCAGTTCGCTAATAAGCTTTGACATCTTAACGAACGGTGCAATAGCTGGGTTTTGAGCCGTCTGAAGAAACATCGTCAACCGCTGACTTCTTACTTCTTTTTGCATGAGACTATTTGTACCCATAGCCTTAATCTCTAAATCACCAGCAGTCTTTAGATCTCCGTCAAAGAACTGCATATTCCATTGAAAATAGGATTTACCTAAAGGTTTTAGTAAGAAATCATCAAGATTCTTTACGACTGTTTTAATGTTAAGCGAGGCCGCTCCAAGCAACATTGACATACCAGATGCTGTACGAGTCATGCTCTGTACGCCTGTTTGACCATGTGAATAGCTAGGAATACCTGTTTGTTCATCTGCAAGCTGTCGGAACTTATCGAACATCATCAGATTTTCTTGAGATGTGTTCGGAAACTTTAAGCCATGAATAGCTTGGCCTTGCATACCTGACTGACGCCTAAAGACCTTGCCGGGATAAATTTCCATACTTTGTCCACCGACAAGCATCGTTTCATCTACATCAAACACCAACGAGCCACTAAGGGCTAGGTTGTCAATTGCCAGCCTTGCATGACCATTCATAATCTGCTGGCTGTCATTCATGTTTTCAGCTACACCTACACCAAAAAAACTGTAAGGGTTTCTTTCGTAGGGGAACGCATTGTAGGGAATACGGTGTGGCGTAAAGGGATTAATAACAGCCCTGAGTACAAGGCCATTACAAACCCAAGCATTAATCTGTACTTCATCAAGAACGTCTACCTCTTCTGGAAGTTCAATACCAACATCTTTAGCGTATTCTGCATCCATCAAACCCCAATACTCAAGAACTTCAAAACGACTAGCGCCCATCTCTGACATACGCTGATCGTCTTTTAGTTCGTACTCGTAATCTTCTTCTGTGTAGTTAGGGCCAAGCATCATACAATCACGAATAGCATCTTCGTTAAAGTATGGCATTTTTCGTAATGCTCTAAGTTGAGAACGATTAAGCTTGTGACGATGTACTACATACTCACACTCTTCAATACCTGTAGCATTAGGATCAGGAAAGAAATCCCAAACGCTAACAAATTCAATCCTTGGCACACGCACCGCTGTAGGTGTGTAGGTTCTTCCATCTTCTCCATCTTCCCACCTATGTAATGTTTTATTAAAATTAAATGGGCCTTTTACAATACCAGTACCAAATAACGTAGACTCAAAGATAGCATTGCGTAGTTCTGTAGAACCGCCTGACTCGTCAATCTGATCGTGAATAAGTTTTTCCATGTTTCTCGCGGCTTCTTTAGCTGGAGAAATTTCTGGAATATTCGGAATAGGTGTTGGGCCTTCAACAAAAGTAACTTGATCGTTGTTTTCTAGATCTTCAAATAACCCTTGCCCAGAGTTCATTCTAGCTCCGGGTTTTAGTACACGACCATCCCCAGTAAAGCCAGCACCGCTTTCGCCCATTTCTTCAGGAGCCTCGCGCTGTGCAGTTGTTTCAATACCGGGAGCCGCCTGTGTATCAAGGTGCATATACTCACTAACGCCTTCAGGCAAAGGAGTATGTGACACACCAATTGGGAATTTACCTGTACCAAATACTACATCAATAAGCTGTCCAAAAGCCGCAAGAACTTTAGTCTTCGTAACTTTAATAAATACACGAGACTTTTCAGATTCTCTGAATCTTACATTTTTTGGATAGATTCCACGGAAGTTGTGATACGCCGTAATCCAACGGTTTTCGTCAGAGTCTCTAGCCATCTTAGAGTCTGCAAACCTTGCTTCAATAAGGCCAGCAAGGTTTGATTTGACTTGAGCATCTGCATTGATAGACAGACCATCTTCACCTTCTACTGATTCAAAGTAAAGATTGTTTGCACTATCAACTATAGTGTTTTCTTCTGCCATAGTTTTACGGTAGCGTTATAAAGTCAATTACAAATGTAACTGTAGTTGCGGCAGTTGCTAGGTCGCTTGCTAAAGGCTTTAAACGAATGTGTAATGTTCGCTCTGAAGAACTTGCCAAAGAAGCGGCAAGTGTCATAGCCTCTGAAGTTGCAGGGCCACCACTCATGTTTGCAAACTTATTAGCTACTGCTGGAAGGCCATTTTCAACAATAAATAAAGGCGTATTCGCGGCGATTGTTACAGCACTACCACCATCGTCAGCAATTGCTTTTTCGTCAATAATTTGACCACCGCCAGCAGAAGTGCCAAGATCAAAATCAATATCATCGCCAGAAGAACCCCCTGTTACAAGGTTTCCTGCGGCAATCATAATAATATTTTTAATGGACGTACCGGCTGGTTGCGTAAAGCTAACGTCATAAGTAGCGTTTGCTGTTACTGCAATTGTGTCTGTAGTGGCTGTGGCTTGTGCGCCCACTCGTGTTGCAATATCACGAACATCCCCAACACTGGGGACGCCTACATTGTCGCGTACATCAATAACTCCGGGTAGTGCTGACATAATGTTTCTCCTATAAAGGTGTTAGACTAACTAAAGAATATATAATACTAAAACTAATTACTATACCTAATGTATAAATACCCCAAGTATTAAAGGGTCGCCAAATGTTAGAGTGCTTTCTCAAAAAATACCCCTGCGTAATTACCACTTTTTTCTACGCCAATTTGTAACGTGTCATTTATGCTTTTTGTAGCTTTTAATGAATGAGATCTGTTACCAAACTTATCTGTTGAAGTTTCACCACGAACTTTAAAACCTTTGCGTTTGTACGTAGCGCCTACTCCAGCCCTTTGATAATCATCAGTTCCTGATACCGACATAGATAAATCTAAATCACCTACAGATTTATGAGCAGATAACCCACCCATATTATACACATCTCTTTTTTTCTTCATATTAGTATCCAAAAGTCCCGTCTGAAGGTTGATAAATAGTTTCACGATGTAATTGACGCATACGACTAAACGTATCGTCTATACGCGGCCTAGACATAATAAGATACCTTAACGCATCATACGCATGGTCTGGTGCGTGGGTATCTACATCTTCAGGGTTGCTTTTATCCAGAGGAATACTTTGCAGTTCGCGTATCAGGTTAGGACAAGTATTAAATATTTGTAATTTGGGCCTTCCGCTTTGCTGAACTTTTAAGTATTCGTGGATTTGAATCTTTCCTGCAACTCTGTTTTTATCTGCTCGTCTGAGCTTATGTCCAGCCTTTACGAGCGTTTCTCCAACTGTTGGGCCTGTTTGCCCTGTGCGGTTCCAGCAGGCAGTATCTAATACGCCCGGAACGCTCATTGGATCATTTAGTTCCATTTCTGCTATCAGTTGAGCTAAGTCTGTAGCTAATAAACCTTTTCGATAAAGTTCTCTATATATTATTAACGTATTATCGTCCCGATCTATTGCACCCCAGACACAAGCTGATTCTGAAGCATATCCATAGTCAATGCCTTTTATACGATCCCAGTGTATTGGGATTTCAAAAGGATCAACAATATGTACATTTCTATCAAACTCTGTGAAGGCCGCACCTTCTGCAACCTCCCAATCACCCTCTAGTAGCTGTCGCCGTTGCGTAGGTGGCAACGCCTTCAGCATCTGTTCATAACGACCATCGTGTGCTAGGTATGGATTATCATCTAACCTAGCAGGAATAAACTTACGGCTTAGGCCGTCTGAGCCTTCAAAAGACTCGTTGGGTGGTGAAGGAGTAATATATCTTTTCTTTACCCAATGCGCTCCAACACCACCGGGGTTAGCGGTACACCGCATATATGGTATAATCTCTGGGTCTGTTGTACGCAAGCGCGAAGCCAAGTAGTTCCAAGAAAACTCTGTAGCTTGGTGCGTAATTTCATCAAACCCAATCCAACTATACGCTTGTCCTTGGTATCGATAAACATCTGCATCTCTCTCCAAGAATCCAAATTCTATTTTAGCTCCAGACGGAAAGTTCCAGAGCTTTTCTACTTCTTTGTACTTACAACCGGGAAAGGCTTTCGGGTAGAGTTCACGAGACTTGTCTATTAGCTCTCGTAACTCTGGCATAGAACGCCGCAGGATTAATGCCCTATGCGCTCCCCGATGAGCATAGCGTAGTGGATCAACCAGCATCGCATAGCTCTTGCCTCCACCAGCCGCACCACCATACAAAACATCAGTCTCAGAAGCGGCAAGAAAGTCAGTTTGTGGGCCATCGTTGGGCCTAAAGATGACATTCTCTTCTGCGACAGTCCTCAACGCCTTGGGCAAGTCAGCAGTTGTTGTTGTTATTTTACCTTCTGATTTTGCCTCTGTTCCTTCTAATTTGTTTAAAGTACTCTTAGAAGTGTCAAGTGACCGTTTATAGTTTTCAAGCTTGGTGCGTACCTGCGCTAACCGTTTTTCTTTCTTTCGTACAGCTTTTCTTGCATCAATCTTGGCCTTGGTTTTGGAGTGATAGTTGTAGCCTCTACCGGACGAACCTTTCGGTCTGCCAGTTTTCTTACGAGGTGTTCCATCCTTTTTAAGTATAAAATCCCCGTTGTCGTCTCGCATATACGCATCAGGGTTTTCCTCCCAATCATTCATACTTAGAAACTATTTTATTTAATCCTGTGTGTGAGATTGGGCGTCCTGTATCATACTCAAGCCATGTAGCTCCTTCGCGTAACGAAATAACCTTATTCTTTACTAGCGGTACAATTTTATTGAGGGCCTTTAATTCATCCTCAATCTCTTCTAAATGTACCCCATCCTCCATCAACTTATAACCAAAGGGGATGGTACTACTACTACGCCTCTTCATATTGAGCCTCTATAACTACTTCTTGTTTTGCTGGTAGTATAAAGAGGCCATTAGAGTTTTGCAAGTTTACGTCTAGTTTATCTGTTTTACCTATGCCAACACGGTCTAGGAGCGTCTGAGCGGCCTGTAGACGGACGTTAGCTTGAGGTATGGGGTCTGTACTGTCCATAACCTCAATGAGCTTCAGAGAAGCTTTGGGGGCATTCTGGGCTAATATATTCTCGGCTAGTTCTATTATCTCTGTTTTCAGGGCTTTAACCACGGATGTATATGAGCCTTCAGCATACCCCGCTAATTCTGCGGCACGTTTTGTATCCCCATTACAGGAAACAAGGTTGTCCAAAAAGGATTGCTGTTTTGTTGTCAATTCTTTATTCATATTAGTTATTATATACCTGATTTACAGTTTTGTCAAGCATATCTCTTGACAAATTGCAAATTCATGTGTATAATAGATTATGTAGCCCACCGGGTACATATACATCTGCATAGCCGCCTACCACCTTTAAAGCTCTTTGAAGTGGGGCGACAATCTAGTTGACATTCAAAATCTTTAGAAATGTAGAACTATGAGTGTATATGGGGAGGGGCGGGGGTGGCCTCCTGCCTAGTGGGGTGAGACATTCACGGCATGAATGATCTACAAAGTCTTATCAGTCTCGTGAATGCAACACTAAAAGAATATAGAAATAACTAAAGGCTATAAAGTCTCCCGCGTCATTCATAAACTAAATAAACTTTGAAGATCTATAAATCTCCTGAATACTGGTTGCCAGTCTCAAAAGATCTTTGAAGATCTATCAAAATATTTAGATATATCTAAAACCTCTATAAACTCAACAGCTTAGAAAATAAAAGCATACCCCTTCGCAGTCTCTTTCACCTGTTTAACTGGTCATTTTTTAACCACTTCAATCTCTCAAAAGGCCTTTAAAGCCCGCCACAATGGCCGATGTTTTTTCATGGGCTATGCCCCTATTTTTAAAACCGCCTCTCTCTCGCGCTCTCCTGAGATCCTAAGCGATGCTACTGGTTACTTTTTAACCACTAAAAACACTGATTTCAGACTTGGCACACTCTTTGCATTAGCAATATCCATGCCAAAAACTGTTACTTGAGTGTTACCCTAATGTTACTTTAAGTGTTACCGCACGTAACAAAGTAACACTTTTTAGGCCTCAAATTCTATGCCGATTATAGATAAGCTATTGATTTATATAGACTTTTTAACCTTGGCACAGAATTGGCATTATATATCGGTAGAAGGCCGCGCATTGTGGCGCTGGTCACTAAACCATATAGGAGTACCAACCATGACATCGCTAGTTAATTTTGACCGCGCCTTCGGTCTGGGTCTTATAGAATCTATAAGAGTCTTAAAAGCGGAGGGGGTCAGAATTGACACCTCCGAGCAGGAGTATCTGAAAGCAGGCTTTGCTTTATATTTGGCAGGCGAGACTGAAGAAATCCAGCGGGATGCGGAAGCGGTACTGGTAGAGTATTGGACGCTGAACATTGAGGGCGAGAACGCCATACGCACAGAAGCTCAAATACGTGCGGCATTCTCTAAAGCTTCGGAGCTTTATCACGAACAGACCGACGGCTCAAATATCGTCGTAAAAGGTGATAAGCTTGTTCTAGCCCAACAGCGCGCCAAACGCATTCGCCCGTTTGAGAAGGTGTCAAAAGACGTTCGCAAATCTTTGCCAAAGCTATCGGCGGCGGCTGAGAAGCGAATTTCTAAAGCGACTCTGGTTGCTTTACAGGCTGAGTTAAAGGCCATCGCCAAAAAGTCTAAGTGACTACCGCGCCCACTCCGGTGGGCTTTTCTTATAGATTCTATAAGCTTATGGGATCTATACGAAAGGAGGTTTTTTGCTATGACAAAATCAGACCGCGCCCGTGTTGCGCGCAAGCTGGGGTATCGTTCTGTCGATTTATCCAAACCCGTGCAGGCCTCGCAGTCTAAACGTGTTGGGGGTAAGCGCAAGCGTGTGCGTATTGAGTTTGTTGATCCTGACACCTATTTGTCAGGCCTTTGGGATTAGCTTATAGATTCTATAAGGGGATCAAATGAAAAATAATCCTGTCGCTAAATATGCGCGGCGGGTAAACCGTCATGCTATCCACCGTGATCGTAAAAAGGATTCGCGGCGGGTTCGCTGTGTCAAACATAAAGGGAAGGGCTTATAGATTCTATAAGGGGATCAAAAATGTTTTTTCATTCTGAGCATGGTTTAGTGTGGAGCCATACGCGCCAGCAATTCTCGCGGCTAGAACGTGGGGAAGGTTTTGGTTGCATCAAATGGCGAGACGTTTCCAATATTTTCGATTGGATTGTGCGCGAGGGTAAAAGTTATACCATTTATCCGCGCATGAAATTGGATCGCGATATTGTCGGGTTTATTGTCGCTAATTATCCCGACTATGTTATTGAAAACAACGCAGAATTTTTTGAGCGTTTGGGCTTATAGATTCTATAAGGGCTTATAGATTCTATAAGAAATTTACAGGGGCTTCGGCCCCTTTTTTTGTGGAGAAAATTATGACTCGTGCAGAGGCGCAGTACCGCGAGAACCGCTTGCTTATTGTTGCAAGCTGTTACATTGTCACCATTATCGCTGGACTTATTCTGGCGTTATAGAATCTATAAGGGGATTCAAATGTTAATAGAAAATGAAGCGGATGCCAGAGCTTATGGTTTGGCAATGGCAATGGCATACCATATTTTTGTGCAAAAAAGAAGTTCTCGCTGTCCGTTACCGGCGAAATCTGATTGGCTAGACAAGCGGCAGTTTTCAGAAAATGGTATGCGTTATTACGGTCATGCCCGTTGTGTCTTTGATGGCGAGCTTGAATCGACAGATGAATTTTGGGCGCGGTAGCGCTTGGGCTTATAGAATCTATAAGGAGTTTTGAATGAGTCTAGCCAAAGAGTTTTGGTCTGCGACTATGGGGCGTGATTTTAAGCGCGAGTGTCACACCAGCATCGTTAAGAGTTTTGATCCTGATGCAAAGATTTGGGATTATCTTCCAGATGCGGGGCCGTTTGGTAATAACGATCTTGATGGCTCTTATAGTTTCTATAACACGCTAACGTGCGTGGAGTTTTCTGATGGCAGTAAAGTGGCGTTTAATTATAAAGGAGAGGAATACTGATGGAAGATGAAATAGTTTTAGAAGCTGATGATGCTGTCGAGCAGTATGATGATATCGACAGCGAATCACCCCTTGACTTTAATTAAAAATAAATGTAGTATCTCAAGTGGCTTATAGATTCTATAAGCTTTTTTCGTGTAGTAAAACCAACCAAGGAGACAGTAATGTCTAATGTACTTTCGATGTTCCAAAGACCTACGCCTTCAGTGTTTGACTCAGGCTATGGTGATGCTGACTTTGATGTAGCGTCAGTCCCTCTCATGTACTTCAATGAGGATGGCGAGTGGCATCATTCCTCAAAAGTTGCAGTAGTCCGTACTGACACCATGCAAGAGTTAGGTGTGCATGGTCAGAACTACAAACCTGTTGCACCTAAAGAACTTATCCAAGCCCAGCGCGATATCATCATGCGTAGTGGTCTGAATACCGATGGGATTGTTGAGAAGATTCAAACCTCTCACAACGGTGCTGTTACGTTCGTTACCTACAGGCTACCGGAACATAATTTTGTTTCTCCAGATGGTAAGGACACCTCTTGCTTGACTGTGCTAGGTGTGACATCACTCAATAGCCAATTCTCTTTTTTCATTTCCGCTGGTGCTAATCAGTGGGCTTGTATGAACGGGCAAGTGTTTGTTGGTGGAGCGGCGGCTTTGTTCAAGGCCCGTCACACCAAGAATCTGGACATCAAGGCGGCGTCTAGGGCTATCACAAAGTCTCTAGAGTTTTATGAGCAAGAGCAGGAACTGTGGGCTGAGATGTATCGCACTGAGGTTACAGCCAAGCAAGCCATGTTTGTTTTTGCAGAGGCCGCAGGGTGTCTGGATCTGGTGCGTACCATTGTGGCTGAGTGTGGTGTGTCATGGTCAGCAGTGTTTGACCAGCTACCCAGACTCAATAGCTCGCTGACCTATCTTGCGAATGCTTGGAATCAGTACTCAGATAAGATGGGTCGCAATCAATGGGCTGTCTACAATACTCTAACGGATTGGTCTACTCATGCTCCAGCGGCTACTAAAAAGACTCAGGCTAACATCGCCTCAGTTAATCACAAGCGCCAAGAAATTGTACGCAACGTGTGCAACTCTGATGTCTTCCGCATCGCGGCCTGATGATGTTGATATTGAATCTCTTGTTCAGCTTTATATTTATATCAGGCCTAATCCTGATTATTCAGGCTTGGCTCAAAAGCTGAGAGACTTGCACTTTACTGAGTCTGAGATCTTCAACGTCCTTCACAAAGTGCGTGAAGGTTATTACTAATCAAGGCCCTTCGGGGCCTTTTCTTTTGCTTATAGAATCTATAAGGAGTTATTAGTGCCAAAGGAAAAAGAAAAAATATTAAATGTTCAAAGACTAATCAGATCAGCGATGACCGATGAAGATTACTGTTCTTTTATTCTGGATTGTTTGCATGAAGAACAAAGTAAGTTTTCTTTAGAGAGACTAAATAAATTCTGGGACGATGCCGCAAAGTCTAGCGACACCGTTGAAGAATGGATCAACAACCATAGAGGAAAGTAATATGTATTACGTAGCATCCCGCAGTCAACGTGCCAACGATATGATTATCTGGCGTCACATCAAAAGATTAAAGTCTTTCAAGGCTACTGATGGTGTGGAATATATCGTGGCTAAAAATAAAAAAGAAATGCACCAATCGCTACCTATCTACATTGGCGTGGGTGATAAGCTTGTTAAGACCAGACGCTATGAGATCAATTGGCTTGATGCTTTCTTTCAATAGGAGATAATCATGCGATTAAATAAGCCCCAGCAACTGGCTTTAAAAACAAAGTGGCTGTCATGGAGTGAAGAGAAAAGTTATTTAGCTTTTCGTCGCACAGTACAGCTAGGTTTCTGCATGGATGGCGCGGTCATAGTGTTTTGGAATGGTATGTGGCTGGCTATAGAAGCTGATGGATATACACACTCATAGGAGATAGTTATGTTGTTCAACAATGAGTGCCATCACCCAGAAGAAAACTATTTGTTTTCTATGGAGATTGAGGGCGAGCAGTGTGACGTTTGGGTAGTAGAAGATGCTTGTAAATTAAAATGCGATAGAGATCATCACGAGTTTTGTTTGCGCTATGGCAATGAAGATCACGAGTATCGTAGCAGTTGGGATTGTGCCTTGATTGAGCGTAGCATTTGTCACCACTCTAAATTTGCTTATGACTTTCAGGGGTCTGGTATAGCCCGTGACCAACTCATTGAACTCAAGAGGCGCTTGCAGGACGCAGGCTTTTGGGATCTGGAATGGAATTTAGATAGTGAAATCAGAGACTTGCGTGTTGATGTTGAAGAATATAATAACTCGCCACGTTTCAAAACTGTATAGCTTATAGAATCTATAAGGAGATCTTATGTACAATATTCATGCAAAAGCTGTGCAAGATTACTCTAGATTATCTAGTGACAATCTTTCGGATGTGATTCTGATGGTGGTGCTGAGTATTCAACAGCCTTGGTACGCTGTAGGTGATCAGCTAAAAGATGTCAAGAAACTTGGGCGCGACTCTAGATTTATCTGGGGTAACAAGATCAAGACATTTGACTCGTTACAGTCTAAGAAAGATTTTATTTATTCACAGTATCTGGCAGTCCTTAACTCATCTAAGTCTGATGATGACAGGGCGCTGTCTTTGATGAACGTATTCCTTCAGATCGACGGGCTTGGTCTAGCCAAGGCTGGCTTTGTCTGCCAGCTAACAGCGGGGCTAGTCGGGTGCATTGATGTGCATAACATTCGGATGTACAACATCCCTCAGAAGGACTTGGCATTCTCTAAGTCTATTAAGTCTAAGGCATTGAAGGATAAGAAGATTTCTAATTATATATCTGTCTGCCACACCATTGGCACAGAGAGTTTGTGGGATACTTGGTGCTGTTCACTGGCTACCAAGACCAAAAGATTTGAAGATGGTTTTCATGTATCAAAAGTACATTATGACTTTCTTCAAGATGCGGTAAACATTTAACTAACTAACGGAGAACTATCATGGCTTATGCCTCTGGCTACATTACGGTTGAAACAGAAGTAGATATCAATGACTACGACAGTGAATTTGAAATAGAGTTTGATGGCATCACTGATGTTATTGAAACTGCTAGATCAAACGGTTATAGCCCAGAAGAAATTATTGACTACTGCTTTGATGAATGTATGGTTGATCCCACAAAATTTATGCAGGAATACATGACAATTGAGCAGATCACTCAGCTATATCGACGGGCTGTTATTGAGAAAATGGATGAACAGGCCCTTACAATATCTAATCTGCGCGATAGAATTAAAGAGCTTGATAAATTTGCATTAGAACAGTCGGGAGAAATTGCAGAACTTCGTAAGACTGATGAAGAGGCTGTGAAAGATGTCGCATACTAGATTCATCTGTTGCTTAACTGACGATCATCCAAAGGTTGTGGAGTTGCCTACAACCCTTGAGGAGCTTGATGATTGGCAGAAAGGTCGCAAGGATCTTGGGGTAGCAATGCCCCAACTTTCCCCTGCGGAAATGGACTTCTTAATTTATGGTATTTTTTCTAGTGGACTGAAGGAGATTAAAGATGCAGAATGAGCCGTTGGTTATTTGGGTATTGGAGTACTTCGACACTGATACAGGAGACAGTTCTATTGACCTGTACAAGACAGAAGATATGGCAAGATCTGATGCAGAAAAGCTGTCGGAAGATGGCAGTATCGAATCATATATTCTTTACCCACGGAGGGTTTGGGAATGAGTGTAATGAATACTATAGAACTAATGCACCACTGGAGAAAGCATACCAGAAGTGCTAAGGCTGGCTCTCTAATCGGCGCTAGAAAGTATAAGAGAATGTTTGGTGAGGATGCAAATATTGTCGGATACTTTGAAGGCAAGGCGCAAGCACAAACAGAGGCCATAAACATAATTGAATATATGATTGAATATCAGGAGATCTATCATGGGAACAGCTAGTATGTATGGATCATTTGTTCTAGATGCAGAGCTAGATTGTGCTTGGGCGACAATGGATGTTAGAATCTTTTACACAAATCATTCAGAAGGAGTAGAGCTTGATAAAGTCGAGATGGTTGGAGGCCACTTGGCAGGATTGGATGTCAGTAGCTATTTCAATACTGATTATATATTTGATCTTATTGCTGATGAGATGAGCAATGCAGACTACCATTGGTCAGATCACGGAGACTAACATGAATATCTTTTATCTTAATGACTGTCCACGCAGGGCCGCTGAAGAGCAATGCGATCAGCATATTGTCAAGATGCCGCTTGAAACTGCACAGATTTTGTCCACGGCGCATCGTGTTGTCGATGGTACAATAGTGATCGGACAGACTTCTTCAGGCCGTAAAGCTAAACGCTGGGTGCTAGATAAATATGATGATAAGTTTTATCTTGCGGCCTATGTCAATCATCCAAGCACTGTCTGGGCTAGACAAAGTAAACAACATTATCAATGGTTGTATGAACATTTTGAAGCACTAAGTATAGAGTTTCAAAGACGCTTCAAACACAACCACAAAAGCTGGAACAAACTAAAGTTCTTTACGAGCAAAGCCCCACAAAACATTGAAGTCTCTGGGTTTATTGAGCCACCTCAATGTATGCCAGATGAGTACAAAGATCCTGATACTATCAAGGCTTACAAAAAATATTATGACTTTAAGTTTCATGATTGGATAGAGAAAGGGAGGCCTATGCGATGGACAAAAGCCGTTTAAAAACTATGTTTATTCTTTTACGTAACTCGCCTGAATATGTATGGGCGTTAATCATTGTTACTTTTTTTTCTATTGGTGCAGTGATCGGTGAGTATATTAAAACAGGAGGTGTACTTTGAGTATTGACCAAGCAAGTCCAGAGGAGTGGAACAAGGTATCGAAGACAGCAGTAGGTAAACTGTACCATCCAGAGGATAGGCACAACCCCGTGACACAGCCTGACCACTATAACAAAGGGGCCATCGAAGCTATCGAAGCTATCAAGGCTTCTATGCACCCACAAGAATTCAAAGGATATCTCAAGGGTAACTGCTTAAAATACCTTTGGAGGTACGAGTACAAGAATGGGAAGGAGGATCTTAAAAAAGCACAGGTCTATCTGGGCTGGCTAATCAAGGAGCTTGAATAATGAGAGAAACAATTGTCACTGATGATGGCAAAGAATATTCTGTTGATGAGATCGTACACAGTACCCGCATTCAAAAGAGTGCCACACCCAAAGGCACGATTGATTGGTATCTAAAATGGATTGCTAGTGTCTGGTTACTGGTTGCCATATCTATGCGTAGCACAGGCCTACCAGAGCTTCAGGTTTATGATATGTTACTGAGCTTTGCAGGCACTGCGCTGTGGGCTGTGGTTGGTTTCATATGGCGAGATCGTGCCATCATCATGATTAATGTAGTCGCCTCCATAATGTTGCTTGGTGGGCTTCTCACAAAGATCATGGGAGGGGCTTGACACCGGCAACGATACGTGGTAAAATCAACCTTTAAAGTCTTTTGACTTGGAGATATAAATTGAAAATCATACAAGGAAACTTTAATAAGAGTACTAAGAAGTCTTTAAATGATAAAGTCTTAGAAGGTCTTCAAAATCTTAGAGATCAATCTAACGATGAAGAAATTAGATACCCCTTTATTCTTATTGTTGACACAGGTGAGGAGTTGAAAGTAGTATCTGATGTAGAGATGGAGAAGTTTAATCTCTTACTAGATTTAGTAAAGCACACCATACTCACAGGGGATTACTAATCATGTCGGACTACGATATTGAAGACACTTTGTGTAAGGCTTTTGTCATGACGTTGGGTAGTGGTATGCCCAACTACAGAACAGTGAGCGATATGATCGGTTGGATCAGGCGGCAAGCCAGTATAGAAGGCGAGCGGATATCCGAAGATTATATCTATGGCTGTATCCCGTTGTACATTAACTTTCTTTTTAATAAAGCTTAGGAGAAAATATACTATGGCTATTGTTGAAGGCGTAGCAATGTGGGCATCCGTTACCACACCCAACACAACATTCACCCCCGTCTACACAGTGAACCTTGTGGTCGATGAGGAGATTGCCAATGACTTCCGCTCACGCGGGTTCAAGGTAAAGGACATGGACGAAGGGCCATCCATTATCATAAAGCGCAAGGTTACTGGAAAGAACGGTCAGCCTAACTCCGCGCCCAAGCTGATGGATCGCAACAAAGAGCCGCTAAATACCAGCGTAGGTAATGGCTCCAAGGTGCGAGTGCAATACAAGGAGTGGGAGTCAACTTGGAATGGCACTGTTTATCGTGGCTTGGATTTCCAAGCTATGCAAGTGCTGGAGCTTGTTGAATATGCCAGCCCTGATGGTGCTGAGTTTGAGGCGTTTGATGATGGTGATGCTGGGAGTGAGTTCTGATGTGGAGATATACCAACGAAGATAAGATTTATGATGTAGAAAAGATCTCTCCAGAGGGTCAGGCGACATTCATGTTGCTTGCCGATGTTCAAAAGAGAATTGAAGATCTTGAAACAAACATGACCATTAATCAAGCGGCGGCAGTAGCACTGCATCAAAAGATGCAGGAGCTTCTTGTTGATGAGGCAATCGTAGAGGACGATGAAACGGAGGACTAAACAATGGGCGACTTTGTGGAGTACCACAAGCCCTGTCCTGAATGTGGAGGCAGTGATCCTGTCTCCATAAATTCAGATGGCACTGCTAAATGTTTTAGTTGTGGAACATTTTTCAAGGACTACGAATCTGCAATGGGAGGCAACGTGGCAGACTTTAATAGCTTCAAAAGAACCAACGACAATGCACCCTTCTCTCAAAACCAAACCTTCTATCACGCACTAACAGACCGTTCAATCTCACTAGAGACTGCAAAGAAATATGGGGTTCGCTCAGTCAAAGATGAGTCGGGCAAGATCATTGAACACCACTACCCTGCGTACATAAACAATGAAGAAGTCGCTACAAAAATCCGTCGAGAAAATAAAGTATTTAATTGGATCGGTTCTGCCAAGGGAACTGGACTTTTTGGTCAGCAGATTGCACAGGCAGGCGGCAAATACATTACGGTCACTGAAGGTGAGTGTGATGCTATGGCGGCATACGAACTTCTGGGGAGTAAATGGCCGGTTGTATCTGTTAAGAATGGAGCGCAGGGTGCAGTCAAAGACGTTCAAGAAAATCTTGAATTCCTTGAATCGTTTGATACTGTGGTTATTTCTTTCGACAACGACAAGCCCGGACGAGAAGCCTCAAAGAAGGTGGCACGTATCCTCAAGCCGGGGAAGGCTAAAATACTTTCACTACCTACTGAATTCAAAGATCCTAATGAGATGCTCAAACTGGGTCACCACAAAGCTTATGTTACTGCGTGGTGGGCTTCAAAACTTTATACACCGTCTGGGATTCTGAATGTCAGTGAAGAGCGTGAGAGCTACAAGAAGCGTGAGAGAAAAGAATCTGTTGCCTACCCGTGGCAGGGACTAAACGAAAAGCTAGACGGGTTACGACAGGGCGAGCTAATCACACTGACGGGCGGCACAGGCTTGGGTAAATCTAGTGTTACTCGTGAGCTTGAACACTGGCTCATCACCAATACCAACGACAAGGTAGGCGTCATTGCTCTTGAGGAGGATTGGCGTAGGACTGTTGATGGTATCTTATCTATTGAGGCTAATGACCGCTTACATATTGATAGCGTTAGAGCCAAGTACAGTGAAGAAGAGATAGATAATTTCTTTAATGTTCTTTATGACGGGCAGAACAAGAACCGCGTCTTTGTCCATGCCCATCTTGGGATGAACGATGTTGATAGTGTGTTCTCTAAACTACGCTTTATGGCGATGGGCCTTGAGTGTAAGTGGATAGTTTTTGACCACTTGCATATGCTCTTGTCCATGACAACGGACGGCGATGAACGCCGCAATATAGATTCCATAATGCACAACTTCAGAACACTGGTAGAAGAGACAGGCGTGGGCCTCATACTTGTGTCACACCTCAGAAGGATTGATGGCAATCGCGGCCATGAGAATGGTATTGAGACAGGACTTAACCACCTACGTGGCTCACAGAGTATCGCTCAGTTGTCAGACTGTGTGATATCTTTGGAGCGTAACCAGCAATCAGAAGATCCTGTGGAGGCCAGTACCACACGGGTTCGTGTACTCAAGTCCAGATACACAGGCGATGTCGGTTTAGCCACACACTTGTTTTATGACAAGGACAGTGGTAGGCTCAGTGAGATATCAATGGAAGTAGAAGAGCAAGAAGAAATAGAACTATGAAAAGTATTGTCTTTGACATAGAAGCAGACAGCCTAGAGCCTACAAAGATCTGGTGCATCGCGGCTGTCGATCCTGACTCTGGAGAGACAAAGACCTTTGGCCCTACTGAGATTGTTCAGGGCTTGGCTCACCTCTCCAATGCAGACAAACTGATAGGTCACAACATTATTGGTTATGACTTACCAGCCATTAAGAAGATACACAATATTGATCTGACTCAGAACACAGCTATTGTAGACACGCTGGTATTGTCTCGACTCTTTAACCCAACACGCGAGGGTGGACACAGCCTTGAGTCTTGGGGTTATCGTATTGGGCTACAGAAAATAGATCACACAGAGTTTGGAGAATACTCTCCAGAGATGCTGAACTACTGCCGCAATGATGCAGTTCTCAATGCCAAGATGTTTAATAATCTTAAAGCAGAATCACGAGGCTTCAGCCGACAGTCCGTAGTGTTGGAACATGAAGCACTAAAGATTATTGCAGATCAAAGAGAGCATGGTTTTCTTCTGAATGTACAGGCCGCAACACTACTTGTCGCTGAACTGACTGATCGCCTCAAGGAAGTGGAGCGTGAGGTGCAGAAGACCTTCAGACCCAAGCAACTTAAAACTGTTTTGCTACCACACTTCACAAAGACAGGGGCGCTTTCTAAGATGGGTCTTATACAAGGCTCAGAAAAGAAAAGCCGCCTAACTCAAGAAGAGTTTGAAGAGCTTGCCACCAAGCGCAAGGCTGTACGGATTGAAGAAGTACCTTTCAACCTTGGCTCACGAAAACAGATAGGCGAGTACCTGATTGACTTTGGTTGGAAGCCTAAGCGGTTCACGCCTACAGGACAGCCAATCGTTGATGAGTCTACGCTCAGTAAGATTAAAGATATTCCAGAGGCCACACTGATTGCTGAGTACCTTTTGCTTCAGAAGCGAATAGCACAGGTGTCCTCTTGGCTTGAGGCTTGTCACGACGATGATCGTGTTCGTGGCTTTGTTAATCCAAACGGAACTATCACAGGCCGCATGACACACAACAGCCCCAACATGGCACAGGTTCCTAACCTCTCAGCGCCCTACGGCAAAGAGTGTCGGGCTTGTTGGACTGTGGCAGACGGCTACAAGTTAGTCGGTATTGATGCCAGCGGCCTTGAGTTACGTATGCTGGCACACTACATGAAGGACGAGGGATTCAAAGATGAAATATTGCACGGAGACATACACTCAGCTAACCAACGACTTGCAGGGCTTGAATCGCGAAATCAAGCAAAAACATTTATCTATGCCCTCCTATACGGAGCAGGAGATGCAAAGCTTGGCAGTGTGGTTGGAGGAAACAAGCGTGATGGTGCGGAACTTAGAAAGCGTTTCTTCGATAATCTCCCTGCATTTAAACATCTTAAAGACACAGTTGGAAGAGCGGCTTCAAAAGGTTTCCTCAAAGGACTAGATGGCCGCAAGCTATATGTTCGATCTGAACACGCCGCACTGAACACACTACTTCAAAGTGCAGGCGCTATTGTTATGAAGCAGGCGATGATAGGACTCAATCAGCTAATCAGACTCAACACTCTGGACGCACACTTTGTTTGTAACGTGCATGATGAGTGGCAGTTAGAAGCAAAAGAATCTGTGGCTGATTCAACAGGAATACTGGGGGTTGATTCAATAAAGCAGTCGGGTGAGGAGCTAGAATTATTCTGCCCTCTTGATGGTGAGTACAAGATAGGAGATAACTGGAGTGACACGCACTAATGTGAAACAACTTGATATTTTTGATGATTTAAGTCCACATAAACTGCACAGAAAAAACGATCCAAGTACAAGCAAAGAAGCCGCCTATTCAATGCCCTTAGCAAAAACTAGAGCATTTGTTCTGGGCCTAGTAGAGGAGGCGGGGGCAAGGGGGATTACAATAAGAGACATGACAAAAAGGTTTCCTGAGATATCTCCTAGCTCTATAACATCCAGACCTAATGAGTTAGCAAAACTAGGGCTTATCTTTTATGCTGGGGATAAACGAGATGGGTCGAGAGTTATAAGACATATAAAATATAAGGAAGACATAGATGAAAGCTAAACGCATCAAGAAAAATAAATTTGCTGAAGAATTATTTGATGCTTATGATGATGGGCCTGAGACACATAGAATAATAAATGGTAAGCGATGTGTCTATTGGACTGAGGGCATGTGGATTTCTAAAGAGGGGGTAGAATTAGATGAAGACCGTGATTCACGAACCAAACAGAGTCGGTGACCTAGCAGAACATTACGCCATCACATGGCTATGGGACAATGGCTATCATGTGTTCAAGAACTGTGGGTGTACAGGGCCAGTAGATATTGTTGCCCTAAACCCAGAGGGTGATGTCACTTTGATAGATGTCAAGTCTTATAAGGATGGCAGACTATCTGCAAAGACTCCTCTTCAGAAGGAACTTGGTGTACAGTATCTACACTACAATTCAAAGACACGGAAGTGTCGATTCGTAAGGCACAGGAAATGAAACTTGACACACTAATTGACGATATTTATGGACAGCTTTCAGAGCTATCCGAAGGTCGTAAATTTAATTTAAGTGATGAAGATCTGGACTTCACGTTGGCTCGTATCAAGGACTCGCTTCTAGCTTGGGCTAGGCCATCAGAAAGAAACTCAGAGTTTTCTCTGCGTATGTCTAATGTTGGTCGCCCTGCTCGACAGCTTTGGTACGAACAGAACCGTGAGTCTGAGCCGTCAGTACCTTCACCATCCCTACAAATAAAATTTCTTTATGGTCATCTCCTAGAAGAGATCCTGCTTATGCTTGTCAGGGCTTCAGGTCATGAGGTCACTGATGAACAGAAAGAGGTTACGGTGAAGGGCGTGAAGGGACACATTGATTGTAAGATTGATGGGGAAGTGGTTGATGTCAAGACCGCATCTAAGTTCGCGTTCAACAAGTTCCGCGAGGGGCGGCTACGAGAAGACGATCCTTTTGG